CTGAAAATCGAAGATATGACGGCATCTTGTGGAATCTCTGGTCGAACTCTTTGAATACGGCAGTGTTTGTTTTCGTTGAATGGATCAGATGGTCTGCATAAGCAAATCTTTCTTTATTACCAGGATCCAAAGTTTTTAAAACATCCCAGTGGTCTTCGAAAGCTTTTACACAAAAAGAGACAGCATCATTATAGATCCTTATGGTGTCACGGAATAATTTGTTGATATGTTTCATCTCCACAGCATAACTGCACATGATCTTCATAACCTGTCTCCTTTCCGGGTCTTCGTTTTCCATCGTTTTAAGCCCAAAGTAATCGACAATACATTTGTATAATATTAATAAGGCTCACTTTTTAGAAAGCTCGTCAGGAGATTGCAAAAGAATTGTAAAAAAAAAGAGCTGTCTTCTCATCTCCGCAGCTAAAGCTACGGAGTTTTGCCAGCTCTGTTCTAAATATGGACTCAACTGAAGGAATCTATATCTCGCGTTCGTTATCGGCTATTATAATGCTGCAAGCAGTAATCGTACGATAAATAACAATAAAGCAAACGTAAAACATGGGAATGGATCATAATCTTTGTGCGCGTAATGTTGATTCTTTGTTCCGTCTTCGTTAAACATATTTTTGATATCTTTCTCATCACTGTCTTGCTTCTTGGTTTTATAACATCGGTATACACCGGATACAACAAAAACAAGCATCAATACGTCGACAATCCACGCATGCGTACTCAAAAATGCTGATAAAACACTGGTTGGATTCTCCGTGATAAGCCCAGCATCAATGATATCCAATTCGTTTTCAATACGATTAATTCTCATACAAAGGTTTCTCCTTTCTTCGATTTCAACATACTATCTAAAGAAAAAGAGGATAGGGATAGGCAGGTTTTCCAATATTCGTTGTTGTTCTATTATTATCCTGCCAAACTACCTTATCCTCTTCCTTAAATTACTCTTCTTTCATGAATGGTCTCTCACTATTGCAGTTTGGACATCTGGTATAATGAAGTCCATTGTCAACAAAAGTAATATCTTCATTCCACTCAGTTGCACAGAATGGGCAGCCAATATGTAATACCTGATGAATTAATTTCTTATTGAATTCCGCTGTAACCTGATCCAGTTCGTAAAGTTTCGCATACAATTCTGTTGTAAGATCATCTGAGATTTCAAGATACATAGGACACCACTGCTTAGTATACTTATTGTTATCTAATGCTTCTCGGAACAAATTGATAAACAGTGTAAACTGAGGACTATGCAGATCTGTCACAAATTGTAATGCCTGCTCATATTTGGACCGGATTTTATGAAGCAGCTCTGCATTCTGCTTCTTATCTTCTTCCGTTAAGACTTCTTTTGACTGAAATGAAATCTTTTTTACTTTAACTGGAGCCGGTACACTTGGTGTGTCGTCATCGGATTCCTCTTCTTTTGGTTCCGAAATAACAGGTTCCGGTATTGTTTGGCTTTCTTCGACTTCGGAAACAATATTCTTATCTTCGGAAACGCTTTTTGGTTCCCTTTCTTCATGGTTTTCCATTACAGTCTGCTCTACTTCGGGAATGGATGCAGGTTTCCTATCTTCTGCTCCTAAAATTGCAGGATTTAATTCATTCTTAGGCTCATTTTGTTTCGTTTCTACTGTTTTTGCAGTCACAGATCGCTCGTTATTTGTTACTGTAACAGGGCGGAATTTTCCGTGACTTGAAAGAAATCCTTTTGAATGGGGAATCGAATGTGAATTAATCTTGTTTTCGTTTGCTGGTCTCTCATCATATGGTAATGGATTCGGTTTTGGCTGCGGTTGTGCAGGTTTTGGAACAGGGACTTCTACACTTTGTTCTACTACATGTGTGACCGGTTCTTTAGCAGCCGCTTTATTTGGTTCATCAGCCTGTCCCGTTACAGAAGTCGGTTCTTTCTCTGCTTTTGTTGGCTCTGACGTCGGCGGAACAAAAGAATTAGTATCCTGCTCTTTTACTTCGCAACTAGCTGCCGTACTACACAGAGTCTTTATGTCGTCTGTACTAAATAAGATCTTGAGGTCTTCCTTTGTCATATTGTCGGAATCTGTGTTATTGTAATGATTTACGAGCAACTCATTTACGAAACGGTCCATACCTAAATCTGAAACTTTCGATAACAGGTACAACAAATAACTCTCATTAATATCCTGCAAGTAATCCATCGTAAGATCATCAAATCCGATCATATCAACAAGTTTCGCTAATACATCCTTGTCGATCACAGACCGGCTGACGCCTGTAACATCAAAAGCATTGTATACCTCGTCTTTGTTAGGTGTTGTTCGGAATACCAAAGTACAGGTTTTTGGAACTGAATCTCCGTTCATCAGAACGCAGTACCAGCCAAAAGACTCAAACAGTGCACTCTCTTTTTCATAACAATAATTGATGTCTTCTTTGTTTTCTGAAGTCAACACAATTACGTGCGCAAACCCTTTTCCTTTTCGTTTTATAAATGCTTTGTTAAATCGTGCGAGTTCTGGAAGTTTCTTTTCACACCAGTCTGCAGCGATTGTCGTTTTATTTGTTTCACTCATACAAAAATCCTCCTTACAGCTTAAATATGTTCGAGTCCGATACAAACTAATACTGGTTGAAATCGTTTCGAAAACAACACAAAGGAGTACTATTTTTAAGTACTCCTTTAAATGTTTTCCAAATCTATTGACTACAAACTGCGGTTTTTACTCAGCGATGACCTTGTTTCGCCCCATTCTTCCAGCTTTCTTGTGATAAGATCGCTTGGAAGTTTTGATTTTTCCGAAATTTTGTCTGCAGACATATGTCTTTGATGAAGCAGAATGATCTTATCTTTGAAATGGTCTGCCAAGATTTCATTCCAGGAGTCAACTTTTGCCTGTACCACATCTACATCTAAAAGCAGACTTTTTGCAACAGAGTAAACGGATTCTCCACCTTTTCTAATACGTTCCATAATCTCTCGCTTATGACTTTCTACTTCATCAACTCCGTTTAGCATGGTTTCGAATCGATAGAAATCATAACTCATATGATCGCAACCGGCTTCCGTGCCATCGTCTGGAAGCGCTGCGTGCAGGTACTCAAGTGGACTATTAAATAGAGCCTGTTGAATGATAAGCAATTTTGCTTTACGTAAGATTTTTTCTGCATCTTTACGGTTTGAAAATACTTTGTATACGTCCTCGATGTTTTCGAATCTCTCATCTGGATTGTTGACCAGGTAATGATTCAGTAATAATCTTGCGTGATCATAACCATCGTTACCAAGGAAATCATCAACACGGAATGCTCTCTGTCCTCTTCCTGACATCATTGCGTTATATTCCATGATCCATAATTTCTGTTTTCCCAGCGTACGGATCACACTTGGATACAATAAAGCTGCAACATATCCGTATCCGCTTCTGCTGTCTACCAGTGGAACACGTTTTCCACTCGCATCATAAGTTGACGGCCACATAAGTGCTCGGTATGCTGGTCTCAAACCAAGTAAATCGATCACTTCTTTGCTGCAGTGATTTTGGACGTCGTTTGGTGTCCATCCTAAAACATCTTCGAACACATAACGCATCAATCCGGCAGCATCTTCGTTATTCTGTTCTTCTGAATAGGAAAAGAACTGCGGTGATAAAGTAAATGGTTTATTGCTTGCAAATCCTTCCGTCCAGTTCTGGATAAGTTGTGGATATGAATTAGAATACATAATTAAGACTCCCTTCGTTTTTGCTGATGTTTTGTTCTCGTTGTTTGTTTCTTGAACGTTGTTTCCGGTTTCGGGACATCGATTTTGGGAAACTCATTATTTGGCGTTCGAATACGAGCTTGTCCTCGTTCTGTTTCTGTTAATTCCAACAGAGCCCCAAGTGTTTTTGGTTTATTCCACGAAATCTGCCTGTTTTGATCTTCCGTTTCTCTTTGTTGCCGTAACCAAACAGCATGGTTGTGTTCGACGATTTGTGCTCCATGTTTTCGGTCGCATTCTTTGAAGAAAACCATTAATTCGTTATAATCTTTTGTAGATAAATTACCGTTTTCTCTTTCTGCGACCACTTCTTCGAGCACGCTATCGATCGACAACCCAATCTCAATCCCATTTGAAATTGCATAATACATATCTCGATAATCGGTGACCTTCATACTTGTTTCCTCTAATCTGTGATGTCCACATGGTCTCGGATCAAAGCATTTAAACGGTCCGTAACCTCATTCTGCGGCAACGCATCTTTGTTATCAAATTTGTGTGCTTTAGCATTGACTTCGTAATACGGCTGATTTAAAAGGTACATTACATAACGATAATAACGATCCGGATCCGCTTCGATTCTCTTCAAGTCTTTTTCCTCCAGACCATAATTTTCATTACGTTTTGGTAATGATGCAATCTTGTCATCAAGTTCTGTGTAGTCATCGAATGTCATACTAATCATGTGGATTCTCCTTTTGTTCTCAGAGAAACCCATCTTCATATGACAAACGTTTACCATTCGACCACTGTTTTAGGCACACAAATAAAGCGTCACTCTGTGTAAGTGTGATCGCCTATCTTTCGACAACAAACTGTCAATTACAGTGGTAAGGATTACACAATCCTTCTGGTAAACTCATGATGTTTGTGACTGGTTATTCCTTTCATGCTAATACAATACAGGATCTACATCCAAATTTGTTTTCGTGCATACCTTCAGAGTAAACAGTCAGCGCAATATTTAGTTTCGAGTATCATAAGGCTCACAATTTCAGAAACTCGTCAGGAAATTGCAAAGAAATTGAAAATAATTACATTTATTCGTGTTTGCCTTATATTAGTCATGCTTTCCTAAGTTTCATCCTTATCCTTTCCTTAATTTATTACACCCCATTTTTGATCAAGTTCCGGAATTGTTTTCCCCTGATAACTCCATACTTTATATTCAACCAACCATTTCGGACGTACTCCATATCGGTAGCAGTCTTCTTTGAATTCTTCGTTTCTGCTATATGGAACTGTTAGCATATGAATTTGATATTTCGCTACTTTATTTTCCGCGTCCAAATAACGACGGATCACCTTATCGACGGATCCATCATCTTGCTGCCAAATAAACTGTTCTCTTTCGTTTTGTTTCTGACGAGCTCTGGTTAATTCCTCTTCGGCAGCAGATACTGGAATCCGATTAACACTTGCATACCATTGAAATAGATCATTTCTGTCAATGTTTCGCTTGTTTACAGAATGATCGAAACTTATAACTGCGCTACAACGCTCACAAACAGGGATAATATCTACAAGTGCTTGTATCTTTTTGTAATCGTTGTATTCCCATACTTCGTGCGCAAACAAATGGTCTGATCCTACAGCGCCGCCACAGCAAGAACAAACCCCGATTTTACATACATTTTTACTTATCTGTTCCAAACGTTCCGGCGTCAATCTTTGGCGCACTGTCTTACAGAATACACTTGATGGAATAAATTCAAATCGTAATGGATAATGGTGCACGATATCTTGATTTGTCAATGTCTGTTCTTTGATATATGTTAAACCATAGTGTTTTGTTACCTCAGACACATATGGAGACACATCTATTGGAACATACTCTCCTCTGCTCAAAATTAACTGAGGATGATACAAAATTAGATGTTTCTTTGCTCTTGTGATCCCGACATAGAATACTCTTAGATTCTCATTCTGTTCTTCTTTCGAATAGTTCTTTCCAGGATATAGGGCACTAATAACATCCATCATATAGACATTATCCCATTCCAAACCCTTTGCTGAGTGCACAGTAGACAGACAGATACAATCATCTGAACTTTTGGAAGTGTCATTCATTGTGAGTCCGTCCAAAAATGTTTGGAAATCAATATATTGTTCTCCAATCTCTCGGAATGTTTCTAAAATTTCACGTTTGGATTCCAGTTCATTGAATGCGTCAGTCCGGTTACTTTCCTGTTTGTATTTCTTACTGTTTTCGATTAGATCATGACGAAAATCATAGTAACCATCCACCAACATTCGAAGTGCCTTCTGGTAACCGGATTCATAAGTAGCGTTTTGCACCTTTGATAGATACACATGCAGATTTTCAAGCTGTTTTCTTATAGATGCTGATGTTTTCTTTCCGTTTATCGTTGCAGATAATGGGAAATCAGGTTCTGCGCAGCACTCGACAAGACCAGTTGCTTTCTTCTGTCCGACGTCGGTCACCAGCTGAGTCAGCACCCGATACCATGACAACATGCTTTTCTTACTAGTAGGTGCCAAAATACAGGTGATCAACGCAATCAAATCTCTCACTTCATCACGATCTAAGAATTTTTTACCACCGCGCATCTCGTATGGCAGATTATTACGAACTAACAACAATTCGAGTTTGTGTAATGGTTTTGACTTCGAATTTAAAACAGCACACTCAGAATATGGAGTGCCTTCAGAATGGACCCGGATGATCGAATCCACAATATGCTGGTATTCGTCTTCTTCGTCATCCACGTGATTCAAAATAACGGGTCCGAAACTTTTTCCGGTTCCTTTCATATCCTTCTTGATGCCAAAGTCACAGTTTCTATCCATGACTGCGTTCACAAATTCCAGAATTTCGTCTGATGATCTATAATTGGTATCAACTGTTACTACTCTTGTGCCTGGGTTCATTTTTTCGTAATTCACAATGTAACCGACATTGGAACCCCGGAATCCGTAGATTGCTTGATAGTCATCTCCTACTACTGCCACATTTGGATTCGAACTTGTTAACAGCTGCAGTATCTCATTCTGTGGTTTATTGATATCTTGATATTCGTCTACCATAATGTAATCAAACAAAGATGAAACGGCATTTCTTCCGTTTTCTGTCTGCATAAGCTCTAACATTTTCACCATGAGGTCATCATAGGTATAATTGTTTGTTGCTTCTTTCTCTTTTGTCCAGATTTCATACAGGTCACATAATTCTGCCACGTAGTCCATTGTTTCCTTGAATTCCGACAACACCTGATCAAGTGGTCTTCCGGTATTTATTGCATACGAATACGCTTCCCTGATATCAGAAAAACTAGGGAATCCTTTTACTTCTCCATATTCCGTATACTTTGCCATAACCTGAGAAATGGAATCCTCGATGCTTCCGTCTGAATTAAGGATTACAAAATTTGGATCCATCCCGATGATGTTGCCATATCGTCTTAACATGTCAAGATAGAATGAATGGAATGTCGATGTGTACAGTCCAATGCATTTGTTATCTCCTATTTCCTTTGCTTTTGTTGCCATATTTCTGGCTGCGTATCTTGTAAACGTAATCATCAGGATTCGTTTCGGATCAACACCAGCGTTTACTAAATTTACCGCCCTATTAATAAGAACTGTCGTTTTTCCGCTTCCGGCTACAGCAACAATTAGAATGCAGCCATTTAGTGTGGTTGCAGCTTCTTGTTGTTTTTCATTTAATTGCATAGACATTTGGATCCCTCCTGATTAAAATATTGTTATTTGTTTTAAATATGAGTAAACCTAAAACAAAGGAAAACAAAAGAGCAACCAAAATAATCGGCTGCTCTCTTTTTGTTTACGAATTGTTCAGTATTCAATTTTGCCTATATCGACGAATTGTGTTCTCTTCTTCTGACATTGGATAAGCTTTTTGTGACTGCTTTTTGTTAATTCTAATGGATGCAAAAATGTACTGAATTCCCTCATTTGGAGATCTCTATTTTCAACCAAACGATTGACATCTAAAATATGACACGAAAACTTATATCTTTTAGTTTTGCTCATACCTTTATCCTTCCTAGCTTATTTGCCACCAAAAATCATACACTTTATGAATATGCTGGTATCCGTTATGGAGTTCACCTTTGTAGTGTCTTACTTTTCTGTTTGCGAGACGTTTTATGTACGAACTGATCTTCTCTCTATACAAACGCTTATAATACGGCTTTGGAATCTGACAATATCCAACATTTCGTACAAATTTTTCGTCGACATATTTAACCGGATGTGGATAACGCACATTTGTGGACTCGAGTTTCTTTAAATGCTTCCACTCCTTTTCCAAACGTTCGCGCTTGTTAAGTTTGCGTTTTCTCTCAACAGGATATGTAGAATACCAGTTAATGAGTTCCTTCTCATAGTCGTATTCCTGAGTTTTGTCTTCAGAAAATTGATCGTCTGCAAAATAATCGTTTTTGTATTCCATATTGAATCCTCCCTTACCTGGATTTATTCTTCAGTTCCTGCATCGCATCACATACGACTTTGTATCCGCTTGTTAGTGTCCGGATTGCGATTTTAACCTGTTCTTCAGAAATCTGATAATTATTATATACATCTCGGACACAGTTAATCAGGATACGAAGGTCCGGAAGCTCAACATATGTATTCACAAAACCGATTACCTCTTCAGGTCGCAAATCCAGCGGTTTTATAATCAAAGCTTCATAAGGCATTCTATTCCAGCCAAGACAACTTCCGTTATCATACAATGGAATAAACCTCGTGAATTCTCTCGTATCGGCATCCATACCAAATGCAAGATTAGAAAGATGTCTATCGTGGTTTCCGACAAGAACATCAATGATCATCATCTGATCGATCTCTTTTTTATAGCCAAGGTCATTTGCATATGACATAATGTCGATTGGATTATAAGAATTCAACTGATCCATTATGTTCTGTCCGGTTACAATGTCTTCGTTTCTTTTACGGAAACATTCACTTACGCACGTGTATTCGGCGTCTGTGATAGATTGCTCGTACTGTACACATGGAATTCCAAGAATATTCGCAATCTGAGTAACGACGACCTCATTTGCTGCCAGAACAGATTCGCTCTGGGCACCTGGCATCCATCCATATTTCGTCAGATAATCGCGCCCATTTTTTCGAAACCAATACTTTTCCAAAACTCCAGGCGTTGCATAATCCGGCGACAAAATGGATGGATGCTGATCATCAGAAGTATCTTTGTGAAAACTACGAAGTTTACTTAAGTAACCGTTATCTCTGAAATTGATATCATTCCAAGATAATACTTCTTTTGTGTACACATCCTGGAACCAATAACAATCATTCATAGACAATCCATGGTTATCTTTTAGATATTCCCACACTGTTTTCTCGTCTTCGATTTCTTCAATGTTTATTCTGGTTCTTGGAATTATCCTATTCGTTAACCATGTCAGAATTTTCCAGTCTGCAAATTTTACACTACCCTGCATCCCAATCGGAAGCAGTTTTTCGTTATACACTTCGCTTACTCCTATGATCACGCCCTGATAGGTTATTAACTTTGCAACAAACTTGTTTTTGTGCATTAAATACATATCGCTTTTCTCCTTTTCAAACAAATCCGTCTAACTCCTTTCAAATTCAAGAAGAGGAAACGAAACATCATTTCCTCTCTCTTCTGTTTTTACTAGTTGTTTACGATTACTTTAAAGTGATCTCCGAGAACTTCTTTGAACTCGGTCTCCATTTCATCGTTGAATCGTGCATTGTCATCAGGAAATCTTCTATCCCATTCTGTCTGGTCAAATCCGCTTCGTTTTCTTGCTCTTTCGAGTCTCAATGTATCTGGAGCCGTTACATATGTGACCATACAGTTTTCTGCACCATATTCGGTCACTACTGTTCTGGCTCCGTCTGGATCGAGAACAACAGCATAGTCGACATCATTTATATCTGTCAGCCTTGGTGATCCATAATACCAAATTGCAGCAACACCATTCATCTTTGTTTTGTAAGAACGGTATTCCAAAATTTGATTATTTTGAACTATTTCCATAAACTCTCTTTCTGATACAAAATGATAGTCAACACCATCAACTTCTCCTGGGCGAGGTGGTCTTGTTGTGTAAGAAACAACCTCTTTGACATCCGGATGAGAGTTTAGAAATTCATGATACAGATAATCTTTTCCAGCAGCTGATTTACCAATGAATACATATAACATATTTTGTTCCTCCTTTATTGTGCGATCTTTTGTCTTAAATATGTTATTTGAACACACAAAGTTATTCGATGTACTCTTTTAATACTCGTTTGTTTTTTGGTAATCTTGCATACCGGATGAACTTCAACTCAATCTGACGAACACGCTCTCTTGTGATGCCGTAGTCCGCTCCTATCATTTCCAGGGTTTCTGGAGATCCTGTCTCTAACCCAAAACGCCTTATAATGATTTGTCTCTGTCTTTCCTTATCTTTTCCTGGATATTTCGTTATCCATTGATCTAGTATTTCAAATAAAGTTTCTCTAAGATCCTGGTTCATATATTCGTTTTCGATGTTTATATTGGAAGATACTAAATCCTGAATCTCTGTATCAGCATCTTCTTCCTGATTTGCAAGTTTGTTTAAGGAAGAAGGATTCACCATTCCGTTTACGATATTTCGAAAGATTAGAACTTGTTCTTCAGTAACATTAATTGTCTTTGCAATCTCTCTGGCTGCCGGTTCCGCTTCTCCGGACTTTGCTAATTCTTCCATAAGTTTACGGTATCTGTGCAATCCTTCGTTTGCGTGTATTGGAATTCTGATCATGTTATTGTTATTGTATATTGCTCTTGTGATCGTTTGCTTGATCCACCAGGAAGCATACGTTGAAAACTTATACCCTCTTCTGTAATCGAATCTACGAATTGCTGTCATTAAACCGATATTACCTTCCATGACAACATCAAGTGGCTCCATATTCGTTGCAACCAAAAAATACTTCTTCGCAATAGAGACAACAAGCTTCAGGTTGCGGTTGAAAATCTCATCGTAAGCCTCTCTGTCTCCACTTTCAAATCGTTTAAAACATGCAACTTCTTCTTCTGGAGTCATGATCTTGATACTGCCAATTTGTCTCATATAGTCTGTCATAGCATCACTGGATATGGAAGTATCGGATTCATCATATTCATACTCAGATACATACTGATCATCTTCTTTGCATTTATCCATTTCGGATTCAATTAATTCGTCTTCTATATATTTTTCAAGCATAACAGTAGTATCTTGTGCTTGTAATTCCTTGTTGTTTACCTGCTGTTTACTCATAATATTCTCCTTCTCTCAAACACAACATATTGTGCCTGCTTATCTTGTTGTCCTAAATATGGACACCTATATTGCAAACAAATATGTGATAACCCTTTCTTTTACATCTAACAAGGCTCACATTTTAGAAAACTCGTCAGAAAGTCAGAAATTTGTTCGGATTATTTGCTGTTTGTATTAGTTCCAATGCTGATGTTTTTCGGCTCAACCAATAAGGACGTCAGCATATCTGGTGCTGATATCTTAAAAACTGTTATTTGTATTCGTTCAAAATATCTTAAATTACATAAAACACTGATTTGAATTAATACAATTTACTTGTTTTCAATAAAATGACACCGTTTGTATTAGTTCTATTGCCTTTCACTTGTGTTTCGTGACATAACTTTGACTTAAAGTTTAGTTAACCCTTAAACTGAACCAATTCGAAAATAGATATTTTTATTAACAAATCATATTTGAACTAGTTCAAAATCGGAAAAGAAACAATATTGAAAACCTTGAATCAGTTCTTTACCTGTGATTTGATGGAACTATATTGAAGTTTAATTGAAGTCAAATTGAAGTATTATTGAATTTATATTGAACTAGTTCAAAAATGATATAAACATAACATTGTACACTGACGAACTGATTCAAGTGCTGATTCAACCAATAAACAGGGTCATAGTACTAGTTCGAAGCAATACTCTAATGGCAAATGATAGGAATTGAACTGATACAAATCCGGAATCTGTCATTCAGTCTGTTTCCGGCATTCTGTTTCCAAACAATCGCATGCTTTGTACTGGTTCTTGATATGCGGAAACAAAGAATAGGAAACGATCATGGCATTCAAACATTATGAAACATTATGGCTTCTCTTTTATGTTTCCAAACTCAGTGATTCGTATTAGTTCAAAACATACGGAAACAGAACAAACGAAGCCAAAACAAATGAAACATCACAATGTGTACGAAAATTGTATTAGTTCAAACAGGAAAAACCTTGCAAACGACATGATAATCTATTATACTGTTGAGTTATAAAAAGGAGGGATAAATACATTGAACACAAATGCAGAACAAAAAACATATCACATCACAGCAATAGAAAGTAGCAAGGGCGGCGTTGGCAAAACAACGAGTACTGCAATGATTGCCCAAATACTTGCGATATCAGGACAACGTGTGTTGATTGTTGACATGGATTTCCAAAGAAATTGTACCGATATGATGTCGAAGAATATTGAACAAGTTCCAGAAGTATCAATGAGAGATCTGGTTCTTAAAGACTTGACATTAGAAGAAGTAGAGAAAACAATTATTCCGTCAAAATTAGAAAACCTTGACATAGTTCCAACATGTGAAGATATCGAGTCATTACATTATGACTTGTATGATGAAGTGAATCACAATGAAAATGCGAATGCAATCATGTGTTTCCGGAATAATTTATTACAAATTGCCGGAACCAAATACGATCATATTGTTATTGATTGTTCTCCGGCGATCACAACACTTTCATCAGCACTCGGTATCGCTTGCGATACTATTTTGTGCCCAATTGAGGCGGATAACTTCGGATACCAATCTGTTGTTAAAATTGTCAACATGGCTGCAGAGATTGAAACATATTACGAACTTCATGAAAAGAAAAAGGCATATGTTTTTATGACAAAAGTGAAATCTCGTACGAACAGAGCAAAAGACATGTTTGCGGGATATGCGGAAATGCTCAATGACATGTTCCTTCCGACTCCAATAAGAATGTCTGAAGTTTTAGCAAAGTCAAGTACCGATTTCGTTCCGTTGATGTTGTCTCCTAATAAGAGAAACGAATGTGTGAACGATTATATGGATCTTTTAAAAGCTATTGATTATTTGGACGGACGTCAATTCATAAAAGTACGAAAATTTCAGAACGGAACTAATTCGAAAAAGAAAACAAATAAGAAATCGACGAAGAAAGGAGCAAACAAAACATGAGTACAACAACACGACCTAAGTTTATGCCGGGCGTAACATCATCCGGAAAGCTTCCTGGTTCAACAAATATTGATGAACAAAGAGCGAGCAATGCATACGGAATGCGCTATATCAACATCGATAAAATTATTACAAACGAACTGAATGAGAGATTCGATCAAATTGATATTCAGTCTCTAGCGTTCAGTATTATGGGAAACGGATTATTTCACAACTTTGTAACAACAAAGGAAAACGAAAACGGAGAGGTCCGGCTAATTTCCGGAGAAAGACGATTAAGAGCCTGCCGTTTGATTCGTGATGAGTATCCGGATAAATTCAAAGAACAATTTCCTGGGGCTTTGCTTCCGTGTCATGTGAGACCAGAAATGTCAAAAGTCGATGAAGAAATCGCCTTGATCGAAGCAAATGCTCAGGTTCGTACGCAGACTTTAGAAAAGAACATCAAAGATATTCAACGTTTATTGGAATTGTATGAAATGAGAAATGCAGAAGATGATGATGAACGTATATCAAAAAAGATTGCAGACTCTTACAAGATGACAGAACGTCAGATTTACAAGTATATTGCAATCACAAAACTGAATCCGGAATTACGTGAAGCCTGGGAAAACAAAATAATCACCATTAATACGGCTGCGGAAATTGCTGGATTCGGAGAGACAGAACAGATGATGCTTGCTGAAGTTCTAAAAGAAGAGGGCAAGCTAACAGAGGACGATATCCAGGCAGCACGAGAGTTACAGAAAACAAAAGAAGCTGCAAATGAAAGACTTGATTACACGGATAAAAAGATTAAAGCGTTCGAACAATTGAAAGAAGAAGCAAGCAATGAAAAGGAACGCGAACTTGCGGAATCCAAAATCAACGAAATGCAAGAGGAACAAAAAGAGATTATGTCCTCGTTATCGAATGCTGAAATGAAACGAATGAGAGCTTTAACAAGATCAAACAACATGATTGATAAAGTTATCAACGATCTTAATGCGCTTGAAAAAATGCCAGAGAAATCGAGAGCGTTGCCAGAAATATCTGCACGTTTGGAAATCCTTAAATTAAAACTGGAAGAGGCTGCGAAAAAGCTTGGGAATCCAGACGAGAAAAACAAAGATGAGAAAAACAAAACAGAAAACGAAGAGTAGAAAAGAAGAGGAGACAAATAATCGTCTCCTCTTTTTCGTATTCTAATACTTGCACTCAATTAGAGCTGAAGTGTCGAACTATCGTCGTCGTGATCAATGTCATCCTGATTGTAAGGAATTGGTTCTCCAGTTTCATCAAGGAATGAATTACTGATATCTGTAGCCGGATCACTTGGTTCCTGGTTTTCTGGACTGTCTGGTTCCTCATCAGGAAGGTCTCTGTCGTGTCCAGAATCTTCGCTGTTCAGATACATCTGTTGGAATGCATCAAGTGCATCTTTGTGGTCGCCTCTTATGGTTCCAGAAATAATATCTTCATTTTTGGTTGCAATATCTTCTGAATTCCGAACTAATCCGTTTGCATACAGATTTGCGGATAAAGATTTGCCATCCACAATAGTAACCGTAAGATTTTGTTCCAGAGACGTCTCTTTTACAGTTCTGATCTTTTCGTTAAGATCTGCTGCGGTTGCTGATTTTTGATCTTTATCTGGATCCGTCGGCGAAATATCAATGTTTACATGACCAACGAGTGCCATATTATCGATCCGTACTTCAATGTTTGACCATGTCGCACCTCTTTGTGGATCCACTGATTTATCGCCATCTTTGAAATCGAGTTTGATGTTGTCATTGATATAGTTCTCATAATAAGCACCTAAACTGGCAATGTCATTCTGGAATGCGAGGAATTCTTTATCATGGCAAGATCTGATTGCAAAATCATGGATCTGTTCCTCTGTTGGCTGCAGTCCCTCAGATGAATACAGATAACCAAGTTTACGAGCTGAATATACAAAAGCATTTCGTCCATTTTCAGTTGTCAGATCAATAGGATCCGGCATATCTCCGTTCATATCCGGAATATTGATATATCCACGCTGATCTTTGACATAAATGATATCGTTTTTTAAGTCCTCTTCTGTACAGGCTGAAAGTTCTTCGGTTTCGAATGGATTCTCAAATCTGATAATCAGACCTGGATCAAGTGCTGCTTTGTTTACACGCTCCATCATTGTGTTTAGATCTCTGTCTGTTCGATTCAGATAATCAGCATATTCCGGAAACTGCTCTTTAAAATAGTACTCCTTTAATGCTCTGGCAGCCGGAGAGTGTTCTCCATTTAAGCCCTCTTCAAAGGCATCCTGTCTGACATAAATGGAATGGTCATTAAAATCTTCCGGAATCACACATTTTAACGAGAAAGCAGAACCAAATGCATCTGCAAACCGGGATCTGGATTCTAAGCCCGGAAACTCAAATTTTACATAATCCCCCTGATAGACTTCATCGTTCCCAAGATTGAATCCTACTAAGTTTTCTCTCATACGTTCTTCGCGGACCGTATTTCTGATCATAACAGCTTTATCAATATTTCCGCCGACCATCTTTGTGTTTCCTTTGCTGGTTAATATAACATCTCCCGTATCAGGGTCTAACATTGGTCTGTCATGTCCGCTGACCATGATAATGCAACTCATACCATCTGGTGTTCTCGCTGGCGTTTCTTCGAAACCAAGTAAAATTGGTTTACCATCTTTTCCTAGCACATAGTCACCATTTGTGTCTCTTTCATAAACCGGAACACGCTGCATGCTTGTTGACCATGGAATACCAGCTTCGTTTAATCCGTTCAATACTTTGTCGAGATCACGAATATCTACAACTAAAGCTTCTGGATTTCGCATTTTTGTCTGCTCTTTTAACATAAGCTGCATAAGTGTTTGTACTGTTGTATTCGCTACGTTCATCGTTGTGTTAATACTTTGTGCCGCCATGGACACCTGAGCTTCTCCTGAACCCATAATTTGTTTCCTCTCTTTCTGTTGCCGTGTTATGTGTATGTAGTGCTATTCACAGGAATGATCGGTTTCTTTCAATTGCTGTTCGTATTCGGACTCCAACATGTCGTTGAGGGCAGTAGTATGATCCAATTCTTTGTCACCTAATATTTCAAACATATTGTCTATATTTAACACGGTGTCGTAATATTTTGGATCCTGAATGTTCGCCCACTGATAAAGTTCATAAAGATCCTGGATTGGTTTTAATGTCTTCGTGATATAGACTTCAGGACTTTTCTTCGCTGTGATGTTGATCACGTTTGTATTGCTTTCTGTTAATCTTTGCTGCAACCGGACAGCAAACGGAGTGATATTCATAACTTTCGAAAGCTCGTTTATCTTTTTTCTGGATAACTGACCTGGATTCAATGATTCCGGATTGACCGCATCAAGCAGTCTGATAAATTCACCGAGTGTCAATGATACAGGACCTCTTAATAATTTCTGGAGTACTTTGTTTACTGCAAAAGCGTCTGCAATCCCATCTGCAAGATCCGTAAATACATCCTGAATGACGGAAGCATTGATACCAGGTCTTTGCAAGAGATATCTAATCTGTGCCCAATTTCCTGTGATAATTGCTCTGTTAACCTGTGATTGTAAATGTGATTCAAATTGTGTCTCTATTGTTGTCATAAAAATTCCGCCAAAGTTATTGGCTCCCTCCTCCTGTTTGCGTAATTTTAGGCACAACTTTAGACACAACTTTTCTCGTTCTGAAACTAAATATGTGCCGGATGTTCGCAAACTAATACTGTTTTTGTCGTTGTTATCTTTGGTATGATTGGGTGCCAGAACTATGGCAAAAGATGTGAAAGAGTATCAATGATGATACCTGAAATTGTGTTGCCGAAATCTTGGTTCCAATACTTGTCTATATGTATTTCACATTCATGATAAGGCTCACTTTTTGGAAATCTCGTCAATGAATTAACAAATAATAGAAAAATAGAGCCAGTTTGTGGCTGACTCTATTTTGTTTTTTAATCCGCAGGTTTCATGTCAATGACCTGCATCTGTACGGTAACCTGATCTTTGAATTCGTGATAACTCATCGTTACAAGCATATCTACCATCTTTGGAGATCCAAGGTCTTCGTATGCTTTTCGTCCGTCGAACCACAAGATGTCGGCGTCCTTTGTCTGGAACTTGAGATGTTGCGAATCACCGCCCATATATCCAGGTTCACAAAGCTCGACGCCATTGATCCGGTAAACAGGCTGTGGATTCCCAGCGCCATATGGTTCAAATTGTTCCTGTTCTGCAAGTTTTGTCGCCGCTTCAGTGTAAGTACATTCGAGGTCGTACATAATGGCGTCACTTGTATCGAGAACAGGTGTAATTGCGTTGACTGCGTCTCCAAAAGCATCCAGATTATCGATCAAAAGACTTGCCCCACATGCCATCGGATGTCCACCGTATGTCGTCAGATATTGCTGAATCTGATCTAAAAGACCTTTGATTCCAATACCTTCTATCGAACGTCCGGATCCTTTGATAACGCCGTCGTCTTTTCCAGATGGTGCAAACACCAGAGCTGGTCTGTGATATCGATTTACGAGTTCTGAAGCTACGAGCCCGACGATTCCGGAAACCGTGTATTCATCATAGCAGACGATAAACGGATCGTTTCCGCCGTTTGCTTCGTAATTTTCAACAACACGCTCAACAGACTCCTTTGTCATCGCTTTCCGTTTCTTGTTGACTTCAATTGCCCGGTCAACTTCAGCATACAGAGCTTTTTTTGCATCCTCATCGTTCGCATCCGTACAGAGCAGTGCTGCAATACGGTTTGCTCCGGTATCCTCGAGTCGTCCACTGGCGTTAATGATCGGACTGATCAGGAAGCCAATATCCATACTCGATACGTTGTTCAGATACAGCTTGTACATAAGCTGTCTGATTCCGGAAGTTCCCATTCCTTTGTTGAGATTCGTGAGACCCTGTTTAACGATTCGCCTGTTGTCGTCTTTTAGGTCAACGACATCGCCGACAGTACCAAACGTAGCTCCGATGTAAGCAATCTGGTCGAGATACCATTTCTGTTTATCACTCATCCAGTCACACATACTCCGGACTTCATGGGTGAAATACCATGTGATTCCAGCACCGCAAAGATCCCTGAATTCACCAATCTGATTTCCAGCCCCGTCCATGATATATCCACCGGTAAGATGTGGGTCGACTATCACATTCGCATTCGGCATGACAACCTGTCCTTCAATTACTCTTGGATCATGATGATCGAGGATGATGACATCCATTCCCATTTCACGAGCAAGGTCAACAGCTTCGATTGCTGCGATCCCGTTATCACAGAGCACTAAAAGATCAGTACCTGCAAACTGTTCCACGATAGATGGCTTGATTCCGTATCCGTCACTGTAGCGTCCCGGACAAAGGATTTCAATATTGCGGATCTTCATTGGACGCGCAAGGGTATAACTCATGATGAATTTGCAGTCAACTCCATCTGTGTCATAATCACACCATACCAGAATCTTTGATCCGTGTTTGATGTGGTCCATGAATAATTCTGCTGCTTCTTTGATTCCTGGGTAATAATAACTACGTGCATCATACGCAAGATCATTTGCACTCATACCGGTATTCGCTTGTACAAGTTCTTTCACAGTGTTATAAGCACCTTTTCGTAACCATTTCATTATGTGTCCTCCTTTTCTGATTTTCTTTGTTTAAACTAAATATGTTCCGAGTCTTATTCAGACAAATACGTTTTTGGTTTTCTACGTTTTCTGAACCTAACAAGGCTCAGTTTTCGAAAATCTCGTCAGACAAATTGAAATAATGCGGATTTTGTTAACACCGTACGAAATCCAGAATGCAAATCTTGGTATACAAAGATTGGAATACAAAGATTGGAATACAAAACTTGGAATACAAAGATTGGAATACAAAGATTGGAATACAAAGATTGGAATACAAAACTTGGAATACAAAACTTGGAATACAAAACTTGGAATACAAAACTTGGAATACAAAGATTGGAATACAAAGATTGGAATACAAAGATTGGAATACAAAGATTGGAATACAAAACTTGGAATACAAAACTTGGAATACAAAACTTGGAATACAAAACTTGGAATACAAAGATTGGAATACAAAACTTGGAATACAAAGATTGGAATACAAAGATTGGAATACAAAACTAGTATACAAAGATTAGTATACAAATCTAGTATACAAAGCTAGTATACAAAGACTTAGTATTATATATTATATCTCTGTGTAAAGGATTTAGATAACTTATATATTTAACCATAACTGTAATTTTTATATTTATTTCTTTTTGTGATAATAGTATTCTAATACCAGTAATTGTATACCAGTAATGAAGACAAAATAGAATCCGATATAAAACGAAATTTAATTAATCGGATCCTAATGTTTAGAATACTAATATTTAGAATACTAAATATATATAATATAATATATATATAATACTAAATATTTAGTATACAAAATATTAGTATACAAAATACTTCGTATCCGGAATATTTAGAATACAAAAATAATCGTATACTAACAACTGTGTTCTAATATTACGGGATGACTGAGGTTCTAAAAGACAAACACAACCTGGTATATACGAACGACTGTGTATTCGAAAACAACCGGATACGATTGCAGTCTTGTATATTTGAATGTTGGCACACCTTTGTTAACCAATATTCGTTTAACCCATATTTATTTTTGATATGACATAAATGGAGATGTGTAAACGACATATCGTAAACGGACTCGCAACCGGATATGATATGCTGCCAGCAGCTCCGTAATACTTTAAACCAGATCTTTCACGAAGAAAACTCGAGTGACCTGTATCCGCAATTTTGTGGCACTACAGGATTATACTTCGTGCTTGATCTGGTTATTTTTGTGCCCAGAATACAGGATACGAATCTTGGTTTTCCCTTGTTTTTGAGGCGAGCATATTTAGAAACGGACAGAGGAATGCGGATTATGATGTGTGAAAAAGATGGAAAGAAATTATCGCATTCCTGACGAGGTTTCCAAAAAGTGAGCCTTATGATGATCAGAAAACGAAAACGGAGGAAAGAAAAATGAGAGTTAGTGATATGTATAATTCCATTAAAGACCTGCTTGAGGTCAATGTTATATCTGAAAAATACAATAGAGATTTATTAGAGAACACAAAACATAGGGTTCTTGGAGATATTGCAATTGTGTATGTCTTAAACGCAGCTAATAGGGATTTTGATGAAATTATGAATGCCGTTTCAGTATCAGTCTTAAATACTGTAAGCATAAAGCAGATCGAAAATGATGCTCTTATGAATTCCATGACAAGAAACCCAGCTGTTATCAAGTCTATGGACTCCGAAATTGAGTCAATTATTGGAACTCAGATTCCGAAAGATGAGGCAACAAGTATGATGTATATAGCATCCGTTCCAAGCAAAAAGTTTGGTGCATGCGTACTCGCTTATCCAGGATTCTTTGAACAGGCTGCAGCAACTGTTGGTGGTAGTTATTACGTAATCCCGTCATCCGTCCACGAATTAATCCTTGTTAAAGATTCTGGTGATCTTTGCGATGACGGTATCAACGAATTAAAAAACGAAATCGAACTGATAAACAGAACTGTTCACGCTCGTGAAGATATCTTATCAGACAATCTGTATCATTATGACGCCGAATCTCAAAAGTTCGAAGTCGTCGAAGATTACATTCGTCGGACTCGCGAATAGGTCAAAATTCAGATTTCGTGTCCTGATAGTGTGAACGCATGATTGTTTGCATTATTGGGATACTGGATATTCGTTCAAAAAATGGAGGACACAAAACATGAGTTTAAAATATGATTTGATTAAAGATAAGATTACAATCAGGATGGTTCCGCGTGATAAAGGAGAAGCTCTTTGTTGTGCTTTCCCGGACCTGCATATTTACGACGCCATTCATATCCCGATTGGTGGAATGTGTGCTGTATTCTGTCTTGGAACGAAAAACAATTCCATCATTACAGATCAGACACTAGATGCACTGAATATCACAGAGTATGAATTCAAATCAGACGTGTTCGAAAATGCAGCTAAAAACAATCCGACAGTTATGAAAAGCCTGGTTGAAATCCAGGGTAGTGAAACAGAATTTGATGCCTGGATCAATATTACGCCTATTAATGTTTTCGAGATTGGTGACAAAAAGAAAGACAAGTCCATTTATGTCGTCTCAAATGCCAGAAAACAATTTGGAGCTTCTGTTTTGGTATATCCAGGCTTTTTGAAACAGGCAGCAAAGACAATCGGTGGTAGTTTTTTCGTCTTACCATTTTCCGTACACGAGATTATTTTAGTAGACGATAAAGTTGCAGTAAGCGCCGATTATTTGAGTGATAAACTTCAGGACATGCTTTTGGGCGACGAAGCATTAAATCATGATGATTATCTGACGAACGTCTTGTATCATTATGATGCAAAAGCAAACAGACTTGAAACATCTTGGGAATATGTACGTAGAGTCGCTAAAGAGAAATCGAAAACGTCTCAATGGTAGTAATTGTGTGGTGGCGGAATATGTAGACGCGCAGGGAGGGACTCCGTAGTAGTGGCACGCATCTTCGTAAATGTATGTCGCGTCTGGTATAGGAAAGTAAGTAGTGTGAGCGGAGTCATACAGGGTGAAAATCCCTGTCCACACAATTTAAGGATAAGGATGAGGGGAGTTTGTCAGGTTAATGATTAAATTCGTGTCCGAAATCCGAAAAACAGAAAGAGGGAAATATATGAATTGTTATTATATTGGTATGGACGATGTTATTGCAAACGCATTTATCGAATCCATGAAACAGAATGGAAACAGATTTCTAACATACGAACAGATTTATGACTATGGTGACAAAGCTGTAGGTTTGATCCGCAAAGATGCTGAGGTCCTTTTTGACAAATCGAATACAGACTCTGTGTTGACTGATTATGCTGATTTCTTTAGTGAGCAGACAATAGATGGGACTCTCGGTATTGAATTAAAACAAGAAAAGTCCAGATCAGATTTGATCAACCAGTTCCGAGGATATCTGCCACTCGATGTATTGCGCGCGTTCGTGTCTGTTTCTATCTGTGCTGACTGACGAGCGACGATTAGTAAATAGTTCTGCATTGTGTATCCCATATTTAGGATAACAAAAAGTATACGCATACAAGGAGGACAAATGCATGAAACCAGAAGTCAAAATGAATTGTGTTACCGAAAATGAATTGAGTCTTGTGAGTCTTGTCAAAATGAATTGTGTTATCGAAAATGAATCGAGTCTTGTGAGTCTTGTTGTGCTTCCAAAAAGCAAGGTTCCTGATATCGAAGAAATTGTTCATGATGAACTGGAAGATCTTGCAGTCATCTATTGTTTCATGAGTACGGAAACAGAGGGACAAAAACATCATATCATTATGATTCCAAATGATACTTTAGATGCGATTGGGTACACAGAAGATCAGATTAAGAAACAGGCAGTCGCAAATACAATCAATAAACAGCCAATGCATGTATCTTCTATTGGTTCTTTTATTGCCAGTATGTATAAATTAGATCCACAAGGATTGGACCAAATTCCGATGTATGTCGCGACCGTATCTGATTACCAGTTTGGAGCAAAAGTGCTTATGTATCCGGAGTTCTTTGAATACGCCGCTGCAGTTGTTGGCGGTAGCTACTATATTCTTCCGTCATCTATCCATGAGCTTATTCTTCTCGCTGATGACGGCATATCGACTGTAGAAGAGCTGCAAAACATGGTGAGAGAGATTAATCAGACTGAAGTGTCGGAATCTGATTTTCTTTCAGATGAAGTTTACCATTATGACGTTAACACAAAGAAGTTCGAAAATGCTTCTGCGTACTATAATCGGGTAAACAGATTGAGTTAACGGTAGTTTTGTAAACAAAAAGAAAAAGACCTTGATCTGCGAAATCAAAGGTCTTTTTTTTTGTCTTCGTTTGTTTGTTTTCTTACAGCTCGCAATCTGTAAGAATTATCTCTTGGAATACTATTCTTTGAGATTTCATGATCAGGCTTCCCTTTTTTCATGCCCATTTATACCACCTGTGAAATGGGACACTATCTTTGCGGCTTTTTCATTTGGCTGATCCGCTGCCGTATATGGGATCTTATTCGTCCCTATTTCTGTTGCCAGCATTTGTACCAATATCGTATTCGCATACCACATATTGGTATCTCCACTTAGGATATAACAAGGATTCTCATTTTTGTCAACACTTATTTGCAAAATATTTCAAAAATATGCATTATGTTGACGGATTTTTGTAATCGCTTTTGGTTTTCTGGAGATCGTGCTTTCTTATCGTTTTCGGAGCTCTGTAAATTCAATCGTCTTATCTGCCTTGATACTTCTGCGTTGAATGAAAAATATAGACAAGTAGTTTCTGTATTCGCAATTGCGTTTGCGCAGAGACTGAAAGATGGATACAGACAACTCGGAAAAGAAATCAATATCTTTGTGAATTCTGACATTCGTATCCTGAGTAAACAGATGCCATTTCTTATGGATCGATTACTGAAAATAGAAGAGAGTGAGAAATAACCGTGTCAGTATCAGAATCGTTTTGTGATATTAGGTTCAAAAATCATGGGCATCAAAAATCTACGGATACAAACGATGATCCGGTTCCGACTTTTGCAATCGGAGAACTATTATTCGAATTGAAAGAAGCTGCACTGAGTATACAAATGTATGCTCGATACTAGAGTCTGCAAAATAGCAGGCTCTTTTCTTATACACAAAAGTGTTTGTAAACAACGAACAAACTACTAGTAGTTAAACTACTAGTGAATAAACCACTAGTAAAACATTTACTACGTAATAATGTACTATAGTAGTTTATAATTATGGCGTGCTAGAGGTAATCCAGAGGATCGTATTCGGGCTTAGAATCCGGCTGATTGAGGCTTTGCTTGGAACTGAAAATACGAGATTCGAAACAACGAATACAAACTACTATTACAATGACAGCTATGAAAACAAAACATATAGTAAGTAATGTTGTAAACATCAGTGACCCAGACATAGGTTTCCTATGTCGTGCTGCTCCTCTCCGTGGTCTTTGTTTTTGTTCTCTTCTTTTCATCTCCATCGTTTTTGACCACTGCTGTTTTTGCAGCGGTTCGTTTTTGAAACCTGTTTGTTTTGGTCACCTTATTTGCAACCACAGTATCTTTCTTCTCCTCTTATCTGTTTCCTCGTTTATTAGCCTTCTATTTCTTTCGCATACCAATAACTCGATACCTTAACATTATCTGCCATCATTTCGTGTCCGCTATTTTGTATCCGCTCATTATCCTCTCAATCGCATACCGGTTTTGTGATACGCTTATCAGGACACAGATCCTATCGTTATATCATCTTGCTGGTACGCTGATATTCTGGAAATAATATATTAGGTATCGGCTTGCTGGTATGCTGATATAACGAGGTCAAAATCTTTACATACCGGCTTGCTGGTATTCCGTTTTCGGATTCGGTGTTTCGTACCCACATATTTCAAATCATCTAGTTGGTACTTCTTCTGGGTACTGGACTTGGAATCCGTATCATTCTGTATATCATCTAGCAGGTACTTGTTTTCGGTATCATTACCTGGATCCATATGTTTTAAATATCATCTAGCCGATATTTCGGATCAGCACTCAGATACCGCCCATATATCATCTAGCTGATACCAGTTTGTTTTCGTGTCCGTTTGTATCGATATCATCTAGCTGGTAACTAAATAATCCGAACTCTATATACCGCATACCAATAACCTGATACCAGAATGATCGATATCTGAAACAACCGGACACACATTCATATCATCTAACTGATATCTGGCACCTATTCTATGTATGCTGTTTTGTATATCACAGTCTGATTCTATATATCTGCATACTAATATACGGTACCAAAACATTCCGAATCCGCATAATACTATCTAGTTGGTATCTCGTATTTGGATCCGATACTCCGGTTACCAAACTCAGTACTCAAATATATCCGTATATCATCTAGCTGATAACCAACCACCTCGTGCACATTTGATGTGACTTCAGACGCTCCGCATCCATTGTTGTTCCCTGATCATCTGCATACTGCTGCCGGTATCAAACGGATGCCACTGTGAACCCGTATACGCCATGTAGAGCCATTTTAACCAGATTACAGGAGAATCTGTAACCGGAATGTTTTGTGTCCGAATATGCGCCTTCTAACACCTGCAAACGACAAGAACGGACACGAAATAACAGGTTACCAAAAGAATGCCTTTGTGAGCTCGTATACGCCCCGTAGAGCCCATTTAACTAGCAGCCAGACAATTGGATAACAAATGCCTTTAGATTCCAGATAAGCCGTATACAGAACATGTGAGACATATAAGGAGCGGATCCGGAATAAGGGCTGCAGGATCATGGGGGCTCAAAAATACCGGCACATAATTGGTATACCACCTAGATGATACGTCGGTATTCGGCTCCTAAGTTTTGTATCCTGGAGAGCAAGGAACCAATCAGGATTACATAGCGGATACAAAAGACCGGAGCCAAAAACAATGTGTGATCGTACATGTGGAAACAGATATTGGCATACGAAAAGTGTGTGTGATCATGATCGGGATCAGAATGCGTTGGATGCGGATGAGCGGAACCGGATGAGTAGTTTTCGTTATATCTGATATCAAGAATTAAAGATCACAATCGCATACCACCTAGATGATATTGATGTGACAGAAAACGAGATGACTGGTTCCGAAAGGAAGTTAGCACCCGACATATCGTCTCATTGATTTATGTATCCAATGCAGCATACCAGCTAGATGATATCACAGAAAAATGAGGATATAAAAAAGAACGGAGACTAAACACAGGGTGCGGAAAAGCGTCCGCATACCATTGACCGGATCCAAGAGAGTTGTTTGCTAAACAGATGGAAAGCAGATAAAGATGAGGATCTAAAAGACGGTATGCAAAACGAAGCGCAACTAAGATGAGAGGGTGGACTAAAACGGAGAACGAGATATGGGTTGCAAAAACAAGAAACAAACACCGGTTGCAAAAGAAAGAAACAAAATAAAAGCACATAAAACAGAGGGAAACAAAGACAGAGGGAAACAAAGACCAGAAAGCAGCAGTAAGTTTCCGTAATAACAGTGTGTTATTACTGGGTTCCTGATGTTTTCAACATTACTTACTATATGTTTTAGTGATGTAGTAGTCATTGTACTACTAGTTGTTCTGTTACTTTGTATCCATGCCGCACATATTTAGTAGCAGATGGAGATGGGTTTGATTTTGGTGCCGAAGTAGTTAACCCCATCACTCGCAATCCATCAGTCTGGCACCGGAAAAGAGGAAAACAAATATGAATGCAACAGGAAGCGGATTTTCATACATCCATGTCGAACCAATGACATCCAAGAATATTGTAACCGGACTGACAAAACACTACACCAGGAATTTTAAAGGCGGGTTCGCTTTTTTGGACCCGAAAACAAATGAGCCCGTAGATGTGGAAGTCAAAGCAACAATGGCAATGGATAAGGGTCCGAAACATATTGATTACACAAGAAGTAAAGATAACGAGATCTTAGTCGGGCACGAAGGAATGGACGTCATGAAAGCAGCTATGGAAAAAGTAACTGGAGAACAGATCAGTGACGCCGAGTGGAGCCGTGTCCGAAAATATGACCGAAAGAAAGAAAGCGACAGTTACGAGACAACAACAAAACAGGATTTTGATTTTCGTTATGGAGACGGAGAGCGTGTGCGGAAGAATGCCGTCAACATTGTGGATATGTGTATGACATACCCAGGAGCCGTCAAAATGTATCACACGGACAAAGACGGAAATCGGATTGAGCATCCGGAAGTTAATTATAAGTATTTCCGAGAACATTGTGATCAGATTGGAATGGATCAGTATCGTGACCCGAACACAAATGAGATCGTCTCATTATACGGACTACCAGCTGATCAGGAAGAATTCGAAAAATGGAAAACAAGAACACTTGAGTGGGTAAACGAACGAATGGGTTCCGATAATGTATTGCTCGCAACTTTACATATGGATGAATCGATGCCGCACATCCATGTACAGTGTACACCGATCGTGAAAGACGAAAGAGGAATCAAACGATTTTCGTATTTAGATTACTTTGCTTTCCAGGACTTTGCAAAATTGCAGTCAGACTTCGCTTCATCGTTTGCGGATATGGGTTACAAAAGAGGCACTTCCGGATCGATTGCAAAACATTTATCACCAAAGGAAGCCCAACAGATCGTAGCCAATGAGCGCAAACCACTCCCAGAAGACCAGGATGAACTCCGGATATATACAAAGCAGCTGCAGGAACAGATTGGCAGACAGAAAGTAGAGCTTATTGAAAAACGAAGGGCATCCGAAGAAATTGAGCACATGCAGGAACGAATTAACAAAATGCATACAAAAGGTGCCGAATGGGAACGAGAAAAGAAACGTATGCAGGATGAGATGAAAAAGATGATTGATGATCAAAAAAGATCTGTCATTTACAGCCAGCTGATGCAGACAATCCAGTTTGGAACACAGAAACTTGAGAAAACGGACAAAGACCTTGCAGATGCGTACGTCCGTCTTGTAAACAATGTCGTTGACATGGGTGACGAAGAAGTAAGAAGACTTGGACTTCAGTTCGCGGAATTAGAGAAAGCAAGAGTACAGGGACGAGTTACTGGCGAACGAATCTTTGGATATAACGGATTCATGATGGATCTTGATTTTGACGGACATGATGACCGTATTGAGGATGACGACCCGTTAACCATTGAAGACGAATCAAAACAGAGAAACGAGTAAAACGTTAACAAGCTCCGGGACCCAAAACGTTCCGGAGTGTATAGAAAGGGATTATGGTCAACTACCAATCACTAAAGTGACGGGCTTGTAAAAAGTCCTGGTTGACTAGCCTCAGTTCTTACATTGGTTTTCCATGTGAGAACTACGTTATCCATAAATAGGGAATTCATTTCCCGGTGATAGTCACCTGCAGATGTCATACCTAGTCTGCAGCTCTGAGATCAGTGATTAAACAGTTCCAAAGGGTAGGAACAGTGTTGCTGGCAGGAAACTATGGATAACATTGGCGAAGGTATAAAATGAGCAGACTGAAAAATATCTGTTCATTCTACAGTCGTGTGACACTGGTTTACAACACAAAGTTACACAATTTAACAACAGAAAAGAGTGTCTGACATGGTATATGTGTTAGGACAGGACGGACATCCGCTTATGCCGACATGCAGGCACGGTAAAGTCAAAAGGATGTTAAAGTCCAGGATGGCAAAAGTAGTAAAGAAATGTCCGTTTACCATACAGTTACAGTATGAGAGCACGACTCATACACAGAAAATAAATCTTGGCATTGATGCAGGAAGTAAAACAATTGGAGTTTCTGCAACGACTGAATCAAAAGTATTATACGAGTCTGAGGTTGTTCTAAGGAATGACATCGTGGAACTGCTTTCCGGAAGACGAGCCTTAAGACGCAGCCGCAGGAACCGAAAGACCAGGTATAGAAAACCTCGTCTTGATAACCGAAGAAGACCGGATGGGTGGCTCGCTCCGAGTATCAGGCAGAAGATCAAGACTCATGTCACAGTTGTGGAAAACGTAATGAAGATTCTTCCTGTGACAAAGATTATCGTCGAGACTGCCAGTTTTGACATCCAAAAGATCAAAAATCCGGAGATCGAAGGAGCTGAATACCAGTACGGAGAACAGCTTGATTTCTGGAATGTTCGGGAATATGTATTATTCCGGGATGGACACACCTGTCAGTGCTGTAAAGGGAAATCAAAAGATAATATCTTAAACGTACATCACATTGAAAGCAGAAAGACCGGTGGGAATGCACCGAACAATCTCATTACGTTGTGTGAAACCTGTCACAAAGCTTATCACAAAGGCGTCATCACACTGCCAAAGGAGATACATCGTGGTATGAGATTTCGGGATGCTGCTTTTATGGGTATCATGCGATGGGCGTTCTATGACAGGTTAAAAGAACTGTATACTCCATTTGGCGTCGAAGTAATCAATACCTATGGATATATCACAAAGAACACACGTATTGAACATGGATTACCGAAAGAACATTATGTCGATGCAAGGTGTATCAGTGGTAACCCGGCAGCAAAACCTTTAGGTCATTATTATTTCCAGAAGAAAGTCCGCTGCCACAACAGACAGATACATAAGAATACCATCCTTAAAGGCGGAATCCGGAAACGCAACCAGGCTGCATATCTGGTGAATGGATACCGGTTATTTGACAAAGTAAAGTATCAGAACCAGGAATACTTTATATTCGGCAGGAGAAGCAGTGGTTTCTTCGATATCCGTACTTTGGATGGTACGAAAGTCAATAAAGGAAGTATCAGTTGTAAGAAGTTACAGCTGGTCGAAAAATCAAAGCACTATTTAACAGAACAAAGAAAGGTAGCGGCATAGCCAGGAGTGCTCCTCCCATGACTGATATAATAGAACTAGCATTCTATTATCATGAGTCGCGGGTCTCCGAATATGGCTAGTTAAAGGTATTAAGATGAATAGAGGATCTTTAAAACCAACTGAACTGATTGAGAAGGATGAGAACAAAGAGCAGCAGACGGATTTCGAAGCCAACACTCGTCCCCAGAGGTTTCATAGACCTACCGTCCGGATGGATTCTAAGGTAACCCAGACATACGGGGACCAAATAGCGGATCCGGCATTAAAGAACCAGCCTCTGCGTGCTCATAAGGTCGGCGAAAATAATGGAGATGTTATATTAAGAACCGAAAAAGAAGCACGCGTTATACTGGTTCCGAAACAAGAGGTTACGGCTTATGAGAGAACGGGACAGCCAACGATACTGACCGTGTTTCTGGTTATTGTTATCATGATTCTTGGAGTTCTATTGTTTTTGTAAGCGTTGTCGTGGTAGACGATGTAGGTTTTTGTTTCCTATGTCTGTGTTTAACCTATATGTTGTTCTGGTTTAACATCCATCACGATACCAGATAGTGTAAAAACCATTGAAAGTAATGCATTTAGAGATTGTGCTGGTTTGACATCCATCACGATACCAGACAGTGTGACAAGTATCGAATATAAGGTATTCTCTAGTTGTTCGTCCTTAACATCTGTTACATACAAAGATACTGTATATACAAACAAAGCAGAGTTAGAAAAGGCATTAAGTGATAACAATGTTACTGTTGGTAGTGATGTTTTCGCTAACACCGGATTACAGTAAGCAACAAAACAGAAAGAGATCGTCGTACATGTCGGTCTCTTTTGTTTTTGTCTCCCATCTCGTATCCCATATTTAGTACATAACAAATAAACGTATTCAAAGAAAAGGAGACGAAACATGAACATTTACAACAATTTTGGATTTGGAAACAGCGCAGAGAGAATCAAAAACATGGAAAGAGTGATTTTCGTGAACATGACTAAAACCAAGTATGCCTTAGATATCAAGGACAGCATCGATAGAACAAAGGTATACGATTCGAGTGCACTGATTTATCCAGAACGTGGATCTTTGCAAACCGAGTTTGTTTTCGAGCAGACGGATTCTGTATCTGCAGTTTTCAAATATGCAGACAAAGACACAGCAATCCTGAATTTCGCAAACTTCACAACACCAGGTGGCGGATTCATTTACGGAGCCATGGCTCAGGAAGAAGCATTGTGTTTAGAAAGCACTTTGTATCCGGTTATTAGCGATCGAAAACTTGAATCCTACTACTTCGCGAACAAACGCGCATTATCATCAGTAGGATGCCTTTATAGTAATCGCGCTTTATACTCACCGGGCATTGTCTTTTTCCGTGATGAAGAAGGAGAAGAGAAACGTTGCGATGTGATCACTTGTGCAGCACCAAACGCATCCGAATACCTGGCAGCAGGTGGTAGTCAGAAGATGAATGGAAATGCATTGTTGGACCGCATGACGTTCATTCTTGACATAGCAGTCAAAAACGGAGTTAAAACATTGATCCTTGGCGCATTCGGATGTGGTGTTTTCGGACAGAATCCGGAAACTTTGGGAGCTCTGTATAATTATCTGTTGACAGATAAATACAAGGGAGCATTCGAACGTGTCGTTTTCGCAGTCATTGATGAGAAAACGTTACGACCTTTAGAATCAGGTTTTTGCAGCAGATAGGAGGCATTTATATGTCAGTAATCATGGAAAACGAAACAAGACCAGATGAAGCATTAGACCGAAGAGACGCTGTGGCAGGAAAATTGCATCGACGCCGGAAACAGTTAGCTTCCGTTTATTCAGGCATCGAAACAAAGTCATCACCAGAACCTATAATCTATACAGATGATGCCTATGCTATGAAGCAGATTGAAAGGGCGGAAATTGAGGATGAGGATAAGGATAAGGATGAGGTAGTTTGTCAGGATAAGGGAATTTATCTTGATACCGAACCTGATATCGTAGTCGAGAAAGAGCTTATCTTGTAACAGTCATTCACAACTGCATACTAAAACAAAGAGAAAGAGACTGGGAAATCCTGGTCTCTTTTTGTGTGTCTTGGTTTCTCACATATTTAGGATAACAAAATGAATAACAAACAAAAGGAGGAAACAAATATGTTAGAGCTTAAAGGAAAATACGGAGATGCGAAAGTATTTACGGACAACATCGATCAGGAGACGATCAGTCAGGTAATCGGATTGTTGAACCAGCCGTATGCTGCCGAAAGTAAGATCCGGATCATGCCGGACTGTCATGCAGGCAGCGGATGTGTAATCGGGACTACAATGACGTTAGCAGACAAGGTAGTGCCAAATTTAGTAGGCGTCGATATTGGGTGCGGAATGTATGCATTGCAGCTTGAGGAAACAGACATTGATCTCTCGTTATTGGATGCTGCAATTAGCCAGTATGTACCAGCTGGATTCAATATCCATGAACACCCGATCGCAACCTCAAACGTAGACAAAGTTTTGGCGCCGGTGAATGTAGACAAAGCGATGTGTTCTCTTGGGACGCTCGGTGGTGGAAATCACTTCATTGAAGTCGACAGAGACACGAATGGCAATCTTTGGCTTGTAATTCATACCGGATCCAGACATCTTGGTGTCGAAATCTGTAACCATTATCAGGAACTCGGATATAAGGCACTGAAGGCAAGCGGATCCAAAGAAAAGATCCAGGAGATTGTAGCCAGATTAAAAGCAGAAGGCAGACCATCAGAAATCGAAAGTGAGATCAAGAAATTCTGGGCACAAAGACCTTCGATTCCAAAAGAGTTATCCTATGTGACCGGTAAGATTTTCGATGATTATCTGCATGATATGGAACTGGCTCAGGAACACGCATGGATAAACCGGGAAGTAATTGCAATCCAGATCCTCCAGGCTATGGATCTGCATGTAACGGATTCGTTTCAGACAGTGCACAATTACATTGACACAAAGAATCGAATCCTGCGTAAAGGATCCATTTCAGCGCAATCAGGAGAAAAAGTATTAATTCCACTTAACATGCGTGACGGTTCGCTTATCTGCATCGGGCAAGGAAATCCAGACTGGAATTATTCAGCACCACATGGAGCTGGACGTATTCTTTCGAGATCCAAAGCGAAGGATGCTGTTTCGATGGATGATTTTAAGGATTCGATGTCTGGCATCTATTCAACTTCAGTTACAGAATCAACCATCGACGAATCGCCATTCGTATACAAACCAATGGATGAAATCATGGGAAACATCAAGGATACGGTTGAGATCGTAGAGAGGATTACTCCTATTTACAACTTCAAAGCACACTAATTGAGGAAAAGGATAAGAGGACGAGAGATAATTCTTATCCTTTTCTTTTTGTCAGCGTTTCGATATTCATGCAATATGCACAATGATTTTGCTGCAGTTTCGGCATTGTGCACAACATTTCGATTACTCTGTCTGTTCGTAACCCATATTTAGAGGGAATAAAAACAGCGATAAAAGGAAAGGAGAACTTTATGAAAAACTTAGCTGTTAAGTACCTCTGTACAGGTATTGTAACTTTTGTAACCTTATGTGGAGGTATGAGTGTGTCAGCTCAGAATCTTGTGGTTCAGAACCCAGGAATTTTGGTTACTAAACCTGCAGGTATAACATCAGTCCTGACACCAGAAAGATCTATACATACGGACGCTGGAATCACAGCCAGTCTCAGGAACGCACGAGATGAGGCTATGGTTACAAAACATAAAGCAGATGTTGTAAAATCTGCAAACGGAGAGTCTGAAGAAGCAGTAGCAGAATCAGATTCTGTTTCCGTTTCGAATGTTGCCGAATCTTCGGTTCCAGAATCTTCGGGTCCAGAAGGATCTGAAGTAGATTCCGAAAACCAAGAAAACGGAATCGAGACAGAGACAGAGGCAACGGAACAACCGGAAACGTACGAAGTGATCAAAGAGTATCCGATCACAGATGGAAATACAACAAAAACGGTACTTCCATACAAAGCGTTTGGGAAGAATACCAATCAGGCAAAACTACAGTCGTTATGCCAGACAAACGAAGTCGGACTCAGAGTATACGATGGACGGTTTACGATTGCTGTTGGAACGTATTTTAACACGGCAATTGGTCAGTATTTTGACCTGGTGTTAGAAAACGGAACAGTCATCCCGTGTATCATGGGTGACCTGAAAGCGGATATTCATACGGATTCCAGAGGTTTGTTTACGGAAGCTTCCGGATGCATGACAGAGTTCATTGTTGACCGAACGTACCTGCCAAACAAGAATTCAGCCACATACTGTTACGAGGAATGGAACAGTAAAGTAGTCAACGTCATTGTTTACAACAAGTTTGTAAACCTTGAGTAGACTTAGAAAACTGAATAATGAAAACGAAAATACCCTGAAAACAAACAAGAACTCAGATCTGAATAACAGTTATCTGGGTTCTTTTGTATGTTTGCGATTGTCTTGAGCTTCATCATTGCTGGATCGTTGGTTTGTTTCCGGTTCTTTTCGTTTCCTTTGTCCGTGTTCGATCCATATTTATATTGTTACTCGTAAACAATTTGTTTTTGAACACAAAGAAAGGAAATGAAATATTATGAAACGAAAAGCAGTGAGTTGTCTGCTTGTTCTGGCTGCGATTATGACGATGACGCCTACGATTCCAACAATGGCAGCCGAAAACCCGGACAACACAACACAGTCGACGCAGACAACAACAGAAGCTGGAACTCAGAATTCAGTTGTGAAATATGATCAGGCGTCTGCGTTTACTGTTACAATACCAAAGTCAATCGCTTTAAGTAGCAGTAAATCTGCAGAATACACGGTCAAAGTACAGGGAGATGTTATAGGCAATGAAATCATTACGGTTACTCCAGATGAATCCGTGATATTATCCGACTCTAACGGCAAGGACCCTGTTACAGGCGACATTACACAAGAGAAGACAGAATTTTCGTCCACAGAAGTGAACGCACGTTCGGGGGGGGGGTACGGCGACTGGCAGCATATTAGCGAATAACCTTACTTCCGGAGACTGGTCAGGTAATTTTAAGTTTGTGATCAGAACAAACCAGATAGGTAATGGAACTGCGATCACGAGTGAAAATCTTGCAACTTATGGAATTAAGACAGTTGGGGATGTTGTGATTCCGGAATATGTGACGGACGATGATAATACAAGGCATGCGGTAACCGGCATTGGCGATTATGCATTCCGGGATTGTAATGAGATGACAAGTGTTACGATCGCTGACTCAGTTACCGAAATCGGAACCGGAGCTTTTGTGAATTGTTCAAAGTTATCAAGGGCAGCAGTTCCAAATTCTGTGAGATCAATTGGTAACAGTGCTTTTGATGGATGTATTAGTTTGTCATCGATCTCATATAACGGGAATGAATATGATTTATCAAACATCGAACCTGCATTTGTAGAAAATGGAGTATCTGTTGGTTCTCATGTATTTGAACATTCCTATAGTGAACCGGTGTACACCTGGTCTGAGAATAATTCTACATGCATGGCAACAAAAACATGTTCAGAGTGTCATGACGTTGTAACAGAAACAGCTGATGTTAGTACGAAAACGACAGATGCTACATGTACAAACGAAGGACTGAATACTTATACTGCAACTTTTAAGAATTCAGATTTTGAGACGCAGACAAAAACAAGCAAGATATCAGCGAAAGGTCATAAATCGGTGTCTGCAAACAATGCGGTTGCACCAACCTGTGTCACGGACGGTAAAGAATCTGATACGGTATGTTCAGTTTGTGGTGTAACACTGGCAACCGGAAAGACGATCGCGCAAACCGGACATAAATATGGAACACCAACTTATACTTGGTCTAAAGATGGAAAGACATGTATTGCGAAACGTGTGTGTGCAAACAATGGTACACATATTGAAACAGAGAACGGAACTATTACAAATAAAGTGAAAACACCGGCGACATACACAACAAAAGGAACTACAACTTATACAGCAACATTTAAGAATACTGCATTTAAAGCCCAAACGAAAGATATTCAGAATCTTCCTGTATTAGAAAAGTTAACAGGTTCTGTTGTTTTATCAGCAACAAGCGGTACGATTAGTTATCCTGCAGCAGGATCTTTTATGGTTACAAGTAATAAAAGTAATGGAACTTTAAGTGTAAAATCATCTGATCCAAACGTAGCAACAGCTACGCTTGATGGAAATACTGTAACTGTAACGCCAGGAACGACTGCCGGATCTGCAATCATAACGGTAACAAGTGCAGCCACAACCAGTTACAAAGCAGCAAGTGCAACTTATAATGTTACTGTAAAATCAGGTACATTACCAATAACTGCAAAAGCATATTCAGGAACCTATGATGGAAATACACATTCAGCATCTGTAACTTCATCTGTATCTGGAGTTACTTTTAAATACGGAACAGTAAAAGGTACATATAATTTGGGCTCAATGCCTACGTATACAAATGCAGGTACATATGTTGTTTACTATCAAGCAACAAAAGCTGGATACACAACATTTGAGGGCAGCGTTAAAACTGTTATTCAGAAAAAAGCGACAACAACATCATTAAACAGCGCGAATGGTGTTCTTTACGTCACGACAACAGGTAACGGCACAATTACTGCACAAAGTTCAGATTCTAATATTATTGAATCTGTAACAGTAAATGACAAGACAATAACATGTATGCCAAAGAAATACGGAAATGCGGGAACAGCGACTATTACTGTAACGGTTGGAGAAACCACGAATTACAAAGCATCAAGTGATACTTATAATGTTACGGTTAGTAGTCGATTGATTGCAGATAGTAGTCTAAGTTTTTGGCATCCAGATAATAAATTTGAATTTGGCTATTTAAACGGGTCAGGTCAATATGTTGTTGATGGAGGTTCTATGTGGCATTGTGTATCTCTTATTCCTATAACGACTTCTGGATATTATTATATTGTCGGTCGTACTGGTGGCGCTCCAAGATCTTGCTTATACAACGATGCATCTCGAAACAGTTTATATCAATCATTTGAAAGTTCAGATGGTTATTATACTTATATCCCAGCCGGTAAATATCTTGGATCTCTGCTTTTCCGAGACGAAGGTTTTAATGCATTAGATTTAAGATTTGTAACATTTTCAAAATAGTGAAGTGTTTAATAAGGAGTTCGATTCAATTCGAGCTCCTTATCTTTGCTTATAAAAAAAGGATTATATTATTCTGGATGAGAGTGATGTAGAATACAGATACGATATACTGATTGTTTGAATCAAGTGCACACGGACCCATGATTATAGAACTACTAATGTTCTATAATAAACGACTATTGAACTGCTAACGTTCAATAGTATAAAGATCCGGAGTGTGCTTGATAGACAACGAATGGTTCTATCTAAGCTAAATCGTAAAAAACTTGTGTTTGCGATTCAACTCCTACGGAGTACAGATCACTCATTACTATTCGTGATTTGAACCTGTCAAAGGCGGAGAATCTTCGGGTTTAGAACTCAGAGTTACGATATCTAACTGAATTGTTTCCAAGATAAGAAACAACCTCGGAAACAGTATTCAATTGATAGCCTGGATAACCTTTCGTGTTTAATCTTTGAATGCCGATATTACTTTGAAATGAGGCTTGAACAGAGTGTAATACTTCATTCCGCGCTCGTTCCCATATTCTTTGATAACCGCAGCGCGCATACTATTGAGATTCTTCGTTTTATCTTTGTTACGATCAAGAAACTCAACAAAATCACCAGGGTTTTCGACCTCGGCGTTTTCGAAAATAATATCAGCGAATCGTTTCATTTTATCTTTCCGTTTATACGTTTTCACATTTAGAGGATAAGTTTTACTTTTGATGACTTTATATATTTGTGAAGCATGAGGTTGCCCATATACACGCATCAATGTTTCATGGATTGCTGTTAGATTGTTACGACCTAAGCAATTTATGAATGTATCGACTTGTTCCTTATTGAAATCGTATTTATTGTTTGATGAGTCCGTTTTTCTTACAATCAATTTCTGATCGACTGTTTTTATTTCAGCCGGAACCGATTCAATCGATTTCTTTTCGGATGGAACAGATTGAACAGGAACCGAAGTAATTGGAATCGATTCAGCAGGAATTTGGGTTGATGTGTTCGAGCTGTTTAATTCCAAATTGATAGGTTCCGACTTAACTTGTTCCAGTTCATTCGAAATCGATTCATTTTGTTCTAAATCGGTCCGGGCTTGTTGTTTACTGAAAAGAAACTGATCATATAATTGCTTACAATGAACTACATCGAGTCGTTTGACGGTAATGTTCCGATCATTCCAGAACTTTACAACACAATCGAATCCATTATCGTTACTCATGATAATGAATTCGTCAGCAGAATCCTGATTATCGCACATCAGATATCCAAGATAGGATACTAATTGAAAATCGAGACCGTTAGGACCGGTATAACACTTTTTAAATTGAATCTGATGTGTCTGTTCAACAATTCGAACTAAGGATGTGTATGACATATGTGGTGATTTGTCGGTGTAAAAAACAATAATATCATCAGTCATCTCTGTAAACTCTAATAACATAAGCCAGTTGTCGTTTACGTTTTCACTGTCTACTAAATAATGTCTCATTTGTTTACCAATTCATCCAGGCATGATAATCGTATCATAATATCTGATGTTTTGCATTATATTTTGTTTCCATCGAGCTAATACATCTGTTTTGTATATTTTTTTTCGTTATCATTGTGGCGGATTACAGACACCACATGGTGTTAATCCCATCGCTTTTGCCTCATCCAGTGTAACTTCATGATCGCTCTTTAGATAGCGGCACCCAGCATTATGATACTTACTGCCTGTATCAGTAATATGTACAATCACAGAGCCATTGCTTGTGGTATCCGCTGGCGTTGGTGCCGGAGGTTCCTGTACTGTTGTATTGTTATCCGTTTGTGCGGGTGCTGGAGTAGCAGCCTGTGTTTCGTTTGATGCACTTCCTGAATTCGTATTATTGCTGCCTGATGATGCACCCTTACTGCTTGATTTCTTTGTGTCTGAGTTTTTGGTAGTCTGTTCCGGAGTTGTTCCGTCTAATGCACTGTCTCCGGTTGCATAGTCAATTGTGATGCCCGGCTGTACATTATAGCAGTAGACATTGAATAGGATTCCGTCTCCATTGTCTTCAACGGATTTAGCTTCCATCAGAACTCCACTTGCAACCAGATTGTTTCCATCAAACATAGGTGTGACACGATATAAGACATGGTTATTCGTTTCTTTCACATAGTCAGCTACCATGTTCTCAAATGGAAGCATTCCTTCTGTATTTAAGTATCGTGTTCCGGTAATCAGGTTCTTTGTATTCGCATTTTCAGCAGATAACTGATATCCGATCAAATGACAACGGTTATAAAGATATTTTCCGCTCACAATATCATATTTTACAGTATGCCATCCACTAGGCTTGACCTGACCGATTGTTCCTCTTTCTTCCGTTGGCATGATCTCGGTACAAACATTAGCATAAGCTACACCGCAGCGACCAAGAGTATCAAGACTGCTGTAGTTTTCAAAAGCAGTTGTCTTCATTTCGTTATCGGTAAAGAATGGCACATTATTGTTTACTGCAACATAAGGACTGCCAGAGTATGCCGGAATATCTGATAACGAAACTGACATAGCAGTGCTTGTTGTATTCTTGCTGGTTGTAGTTTTCTGATCCTTGATTGCTGTTTCAGAAGCTGTCGTCTTGTTTTCGGCTGTGGAAGTCTCCGTTTCTGCTTCTGTTGCAATTTCAGTTTCAGTCTCGGTTATAGCTTCTTCTGTATCTTCCGTTCTTTCCGTACTAATGATTTCTATCGTTTCAGTTTCGGTTGATTCAATACTGATAACTTCGGTCGGTTCTATGTTTGCGACTTCTGTGGTACTGGTGTTAGAAGTCGGCGCTATCAAGCATGCGATAATGAACGCAACCAACAATGATGTACCCTTAATCCATTTTGGTTTGCTACCAAGCAGATCCTTCCATAAATCATCAACTTTTGAGATCGGAAGCAGCAAGATCGTCACTGCTACAAACAAGACCATTGCAAAACTTGGTATTGAAGCGATTGTCATGATTCCACAAATAAATACCAGAAACCACGATAGGTATCTGTGTTTCTTTGCTTTCTTCTCGGCTTCTTTTCGTTGTCGTTCTTCTTCGTATTTCTTTTGTCCGAACATATACATTTCCTCCCTATGTGATATGTAATTCTGTAAACATCATACCATATGTGTAATTAGAACAAAAATATTTATTTGTCTACTATTAACAAGGCTCACAATTTTGAAAACTCGTCATATTTTCTTATCTTGAGTTGTTGTAATCCTTATTCTTATGTTCCTGTTGTTCATTTGAGGTGTTAAGTATACGCGTTGCGATCATGCGTACCATATTTACCATATAACAATAACACCATACAAGGAGGAAAAATATGGTAAACGAAGGAAGATTGGTAAACGAAAAAAGACGTGCACTCGTAAATGATATCTATGAAAGATACACAACAGAGATCGAAAACAGTTTTGTTAACACAACAATTTGCGAAAACAATGACCTGAGATCCAAAAGGGTTACGGGTACAAAGCAGACAGATATTGTATTCGAACATATGGATTCCGTTTCAGCGGTAATGAAGTATGCAGGAGAGGATACAGCAATCTTGAATTTTGCAAATTACGAAACACCGGGCGGAGGCTTTCTGTACGGAGCAATGGCACAAGAGGAGGCATTATGTCTAGAAAGCACATTGTATCCAGTAATTAGTAACCATGAATTCTATTACAAAGAGAACAGACAGTCATTAAATTATGTTGGGGTTCTGTATAGTAATCGTGCATTATGGTCACCAGGTATTGTCTTTTTCAGAGATGGAAAAGAAAAGTATTGCGACGTCATTACATGTGCAGCACCGAATGCATCTGCATACTTATCAGCTGGTGGAAGCAAGGTCGTAAACGAAAAGGCATTATACGACCGTATTTGTTTCATTATTGATGAAGCTGTCAATAGAGGAACAAAAACATTGATTCTCGGAGCTTTTGGATGCGGTGTTTTTGGACAGAGTCCATATATACTTGGATACCTGTACCGTCAGCTTTTGCAGAAAGAATACAATGGGGTATTCGATCGTGTTGTATTTGCTGTTATTGACGAAGCGACATTAAATTGGCTGAGAGATGGATTTGAACAAGAATAGGAGGGATTCGTATGTTAGAAGCAAGTTCAGAAACAAGTAGACTTGAAGACCAGATAACAGACGAAGAGCTCGAGCGCAGAGAATCCGTTGCTGTTAAACTATTGAGACGCCGGAAACAGATGGCTTCCAATTATAGCAGCATCGAGACGATCTCGTTACAAAGTCCTGTTATCTATACGGGTGATGCCTATGTCCAGAAGCAGATCGAAAAGGCGACAGAGTTAGAAGCAGACTTAGGATAACCAAGTGGAGGTCCATAACGGCTTCCACTATTCAAAAGGAAAGCGATTTCGAGAACGAGAAAACTAATAGACCAGGAATTTCCTGGTCTATTCTTTTTCAATGGGTTCACCAAAAGAGAAATGATCAAAGAGTTATACAACATGCATAGAAAACAGTACTCGGCGTGAAGAAAAAAAAATAAATCATGACATCAATGAGGTGCTAACTGACTGCACGCCAAGAGGCGGCAGGTTTCAGTTAGACTATCTCTCGTCAGAGTTCCAGATCATCTATCTCAATATTTAATACGGAATCCTCCAAAAACGTCAGAAGGGACTCATACGTGTTTTCACACACTCCGTCAATCACTGCATCCAAACACGACTGCAGGTATTCCGAAAACTCAGGTCCTGGTTTTAACCCAAGATTGATTAAATCGTTTCCGTTAATCGCGAGATCTTTTAGAGAAAAAGCGGATTGTTGTTCTAAAACTGTATTCATAACCTGTTTAATATCTTCTGTTTTTGGATACCATGAAACGTTCTCTGGTCCATTTGGGTATACGTGATCGTCACGATCTGCCTGTTTCAAGATTAACCAATCTGATAAGAAATCAACTCCATATCGATTTAGCCAGCGTTTCACACATGGTTCTGTTGGAGTAATCTGGGTGTCATGAAACTTTATAAGCAATCGAATCTGTTCGGTTTCTTTTGCAGTACACCGGAAGTCGTTTGCTAATACTTCGGCTGCAATTTGTTCTGATACTTCTGGATGTCCATCAAAGCTATAATGACCTTTCTTGCTATTATATGCTTTTGTGGTTGGTTTTCCGATATCGTGTAATAACGCAGCCATTTTAATCGCAAACGAATCGGTATCACACAAATCGGTTACCGCAATCATGTGTTCATATACGTCGTGTTTATGATATGGGTTCTCCTGATCAAGACCGATGCATGGTTCGATTTCTGGAATAGCAGCTGCGATAACAGGAGTAAACTCCAGAAATGTCTTTCGAATCGGTTGTCCACATGTTAAAATCTTTTGAAATTCACTTGTAATTCGTTCTTTTGATACCTGTTGCAACATATTTCGGTTCCGAATGATTGCTTCTTTTGTTTCTGGCTCGATTGTAAGATTATATTTAATCGCGAATCGTAGAGCCCGCATAATTCGAAGCCCATCTTCTTGGAACCGTTCATTTGCATTACCTACAGCTCGCAAAATACCGTTTTCCAAATCCATAAGACCTCCAAACGGATCAATGAGCTTATCTTCAGATACATCGTAAGCCATTGCGTTGATTGTAAAGTCGCGTCTCGCAAGATCGTATTCAATATTAGAAACAAATTTAACAGAATCCGGATGTCTGCCATCTGAATAATCTGTTTCACCTCTGAATGTTATTACTTCGTACTCGGTCCCGTCTACTAATGCAACAACTGTTCCATATTCGATTCCTTTTGGAATAACTGGATATTTTGTAGACAATACTTTCATTGCAATATCTGGAGTGAGATCGGAACAGATATCGTAGTCGTGAGGCTCTAAATGCATAAACATATCGCGTACGCAGCCACCAACAAGATACGCTTTTGATGATTTTGTATGCAGCAGTTCTAAGATGTCGATTACTGGTTGTGGAATATTAACATTATCCATATACATATCCTCCTTGTATATTATTCGTATTTTTCTAATCAACTACTCCGGACTCTGCTGAATAGTACCGTCTTTTTGTCATGACTGAACAGACAGTATCGGCATTGACATCTAAGTTTACCGATGTTTTAAGCCCAAAGTAATTGACAATCTACTTGTCTACTATTAACAAGGCTCACAATTTTGAAAACTCGTCATATTTTCTTATCTTGAGCAGAATGGCGTTTTCATCACGGTCATTGAATGGTCGATGATGCCAACTTAGTTATTCTAATACAAATACAACATCATACAAAGTTTCTGACGAGTTTCCCAGATTGTGAGCCTTGTTAGATATAAAAACAAAGTCACATAAGGAGTAAATGTATTATGAATTCATTGTTAAACGTATGGATAAATGGTATGGCAGCTGTAATAGCAGACAAAGATTTGTTTATATTTGCAATCGTTATGGAAGTTATAGGAATCATATCGTGTCATGATTTATATGCTGGAAGTGGAGTTGAAGATATACCTTTTATATTTATTTCGCTCGCAGTTGGTTTCTTATGGATAATTACATTTCTGTCGTTATTATTATAACTAGGAATTGTTAGCCTAAGAAGATTTCGCACATATTTAACACAAAACGAAGAAGGCGAAAGGAGAGAGAGACTATGGAACACACACACAATGGATTTTATGAAGAACTGGATGAGTTGCAAAAAGATGGTGCAGATGATTTTGGATTCCTTGAGAATATTTGTATCAGTGTTTGCGATATTCATGGGAATCAACTTAGTACATATGATCTTCTACATGGATATTGTACAACGTTTGCGACACTGCTTCATAAAAAATATGGATATACTGTTTACAAGATCGAGAAAAAGAACGGAGATTATATTCATTGTTTCTGCACCGCTATCTGGAACGGGATAACTTATTATATCGATGTTAGAGGAATTACGAATAATTATGATGAATTCATATCGGAGTTCGAAGATTTTGTAAGTAAAGAAGAATCGTTACAATATACGGTACCGGTAGAGATCTTTAAAAATGACTATCCGTTTGCAATGGAACTCGCATCTAAGGTAGAGTCTTATTTCAAGGAATACTACGATTTCGAACTATTTCAGAAGGAAACGGAACTTATGCGCAGACTTTCATAAGACATAAACAAACAGACAGTTTCATAAACATGGAACTGTCTGTTAGTTTACAAAATGGTAGCTAAGCTCGAGTAGGTTATTGATGTTCGTCCCATATTTAAAGAAACAAGAATATGGAGGAAACAATTATGGTTTACACAACAGAACAGTTAAGAAATGCAACTTTGATGCAGTTAGTGGATTGGGGATTCAGTCATTACCAGATGGACGAGATTATAAAAGGATTACAATCTGGTGTGGATGTTTCAATCTATGCAGATCCGAAATGTAGCATAATCCAGATGAGTCTGATTCGTCATCGCTTGGAAGATGTATCAAAGAAAAGTCAGTACGATTTCTATCCAGCTCAGAAAGAGATCATCAGAAAAGGTGAAGAAGCCGGAGTTGATGTAACAATTTTTGCGGATCGGAAGTATAATGACGCTCAGATGCGAGTAATCGAAAATGGATTGGAAAAAGGTATGGATGTCTCAATTTATGCTGATCCGAAATATGACTATGACCAGATGGAAGAGATCAAAAAGGGACTGGAAACAGGACTAGATGTCTCAATTTATGCGGACCCTAAGTATAATTCACGACAGATGGGTGCAATTCGAACTGGACTCGAAGAAGGGTTCGATGTATCAATTTATGCCGACCTCGATTATAACGAATACCAAATGGATGCAATTCGCAAAGGATTGAAAGCAGACCTAAATGTATCAGTTTATGCGGATCCGAAATATGATGAATTTCAGATGCGTGAAATTTGTCTTGGGTTGGAAGCAGGTCTTGACGTTTCTATTTATGCGGATCCGAAATATTCGGCAGACAAGATGGAGTTTATTCGTGAAGATTTGGAAAAACAGATGGAACAGAACGAATCAGATATCGAAAACGAAAACTATGATGAAGACTACGGCGACGATTTTGGCGACGACTTTGGGGATCTTTGATTTGAAATACGAACAGAAGACACTAGGACTTAGTTTCTGGTGTCTTTTTTGCGTTTGCCTGAACAGATGTTATATATATAGGATACATCAGAAAACGCCAGACAGAATATGCCAGGCGTTTTATATTGTTTACGGTTGTGGCGTTAACCGTATGAATTAGTTAATTGATTGATACCGAATTATCAGATTTATATAAGTCTAACTGATAAGTCGCGTCTTTTCTGGTTAAATGATACCCTGTTTCTAACATATCGATAATTCGATCATCAGATGCATTAAGAAGACGCGCAGCTTTGATAGCTGATTTAATTTCGCTTTCATCTAACATTTCTTTTAATACTTCGCACATATAGGTTTGTCCTCCTTTTGTTTCTTTAAGATATGTCATACGTTTAGAAAGTTCTGGAAACTTTGTATTATGTATTCGCCTCTGTAAGAAACAAGACATTAGTTCTGCGATATCGCTTCCATCATCTATTTCAGTATTAACGAATACAAAATGCATCCCTGTATTAATAATATCTCCGGTTTCTCTGATTATACTATCAATATGGTAAATTGTTTTATTCCCCTTGAGAAAATCGAATTCTGATATATATACGACATATATATCTTTAATATCACTAAAATCAGTTCCTGTTTCTGAATCTTTAACAATAACACTCGCTGCATTAAAAACAGATCTGCGTACATGGTTATCGTTATCTGATCTTTGAACTTCGATACAACAAGTCGTTCCATCGCCTAATCGACACAAAGCATCAAGGATAACAGAACGTCCCCAGATATTTCGTACAACATTTTGAGGAATAACAGTCAGAACCACAAGATTTGAATCTTTCATGACTTTTTGAAGCATTTCTTGACATGTTCTGATATCTACTACGAGCTGTGCAAAAAGAACGTCATCAATCGGTCTGAGTAATGCGATCTTTTCCAGCATCTCTTTTGAAATTGTCATATGGTTTTCTCCATTCTTTTGTATATTAATCTATATAAACAGAGAAAAGTCCGCCACTGACTTATCCCTGTAATTTTTGTACATAAACAGGGATAAGCATTTAGCTCTCCTTTTATTCGTATGTATATATTATCCTAACATAAATATGTGTTATGTTGTTTCTCGCTAACAGTATTATATCACAACATATTGTGTCGCGCATTAGATTCTTGCAATGTTTCTTTGTTTCGTCTCGACACATATTTACAATAATACATACAGAAAGAGAGAATAGTTATGATTGGAAACATTTCAATAAAGATTTTCGACAGTCTACCTACAACGAATTTGCTTTTGATTTCAGATTCAGATTATGAGAGCAATCAGTCAGAAACGGAAGAAAATCATCAATATAGTATTGTTCCGAAAGAAACGTTTATAGAATTACAGAGATTTTCTGGAGAGTGGAAATATACAGATAATTCGTATTATATGGATGACAATAATGAATCGTATACAGAGACAAAGAAGATTTCCTGTGGCTTTTTCCAATACATGAACTCGAATTGGTATAACAAAACAGGTTCATTTATGAAATCGTTGATCATCAAATGCCGTTACGAAGAGTTAAAAGATGGCAACATAGCTGTACTGTTTACCCCATTTGTGGTTGTGAAATCAATTAGATACGAAAATGCAGTTAATATCTGCAGAAAACTATACGCAGATACTGAGATTGGGAAATGGTTAGAAAATACAACTGAACGTATATCATATGTGTTGCTTTTAAATTTAATCGAATGTTTTACGAATCTTTATACTTGGATTCTATTTGAATCGAAACTAAAAATATATTTCAATACATCAGAGATAAAACTGGATTTATTACAAAACAATTTGAATCCGGTGTTCTTAGATACGATTAAAATGATGTTCACATGGAAACAAATTAATTTTGAGTCACGAATCGAACAGGTAAACAAAATAGGAAATATTGCCACGTGGACACAAGAAAAGAATAACAATGTGAGTTTGAATACGATTGAAGAAGTTTATGAATTGCTGTATCAACAGGTAATTGAAATGAAACGAGAGAAGAATACGGATAATTTTGTAACGATAGAACAAATGGAAAACATGGTCTCTCAACAAAATCAGGAACTGTTGACAGGTTCTTTGTTACAAATGTTGGATCAAGATATATTAGAACAGAATACCATGTATCAAAACGGTATGATCTTACATGTTTTTCGTTGTGGAAACAACAGCGATATTGTATTACCGTTTTATAATCCGTATATAATGTATGCCGTATATCTGTTTTATTTGTTGAGATGTCAGTTGAATACGAACGAAGAGAAAACAAAAGAAGCGTATTTTTCTGGTATTCATGATGTTTTTAATACATTAAGAAAACTAGTAAAAGCAAATGATTCCATGAATATTTTGTTTACGAATGAAGCTTTAGACAAAAACGAAAGATACTTTTCAGACCAGAGAGCAGATTTGTATACATTAGTAGAGAATAAATCGTTTAGAGTGTACAAAGATAAACGTATCAAAATTGTTGAGAAATTAATCAAAAACGGAATTAACAATATCTCTGCGGTTGGAGCGGACATGGAATGAATACATAAGGTTTGTTTCCGTTTGATTTTGTTTCCGTTTATAATTAAAAAAAGCCAAAGAGATGACCATCGTGATTGTTTCTTTTCCTTTTTGTTTCCAATCATTTTGTATGCGAACATCTTATCACATATTTAGGATAACAAATTAAACGCATACGAAAAAGGAGGAAACAAAAATATGACACAAAATGAATTAAACACCATTATCGAGAGTCATCAGCATTATCTCAATAAGGACATCGATGGATGGGAATCCATGAGAGCAGATTTATCAGATAAGAATTTGAGCGGCTTGAATCTTAAAAATGCGAATCTTAGAGAGGCGAATTTTAGAAATGCGAATCTTAGCAATTCGAATCTTGGAGATGCGAATCTTAACAATGCGGATCTTGCATATGCGGATCTTAGAAAGGCAGATCTTAGAAAGGCGGATCTTAGAAAGGCGGATCTTAGTAGAGCGGATCTTAGAGAGGCGGATCTTAGTAGAGCGGATCTTAGAGATGCAGATCTTAGCGAAGCAAATTTGTACAGAGCGTTTTGTTGTTATACAAATCTGTACAAAGCAAATCTTAGCAATGCGTATCTTAGAGAAGCGGATTTGTACAGTGCGTTTTGTTGTTATACAAATCTGTACGGAGTGGATCTTAGAGGCGCGGATCTTAGAGAAGCGAATCTATTAAGAGCAGATCTCAGAAAGGCGGATCTTAGAGAGGCAAATCTTAGAAATGCATACCTGTCCGGAACCGATCTCAGTGAAAATGCAAAAATCGATTACCCGATTACATGCCCGGAAACTGGCTCATTTATTGGTTATAAGAAAGCAATCTACGGATATATCGTAAAGCTTCAGATCTGTGAAGATGCAAAACGATCATCTGCAACAACAAAGAAATGCAGGTGTAGTAAAGCTTTAGTCTTAGCAATCGAAAATATGGACGGATCTGATAGCGGATTACAAGAAATAGAATCGCATTTTGATCCTTGCTTTATTTATCGCGTTGGAGAAATTGCAGAAGTATATAATTTTGATGATAATCGATGGAACGAATGTGCACCAGGTATTCATTTCTTTATGGATAGACAAAATGCAGTTGAATATTAAAAGTAAATTAAAGAGATGACCGTTATGGTTGTCTCTTTTAGTTTCCGGTTTGTTTTGTATGTAATTGCTTCAGTCCATATTTAGGATAACAAATTAAAAGCATATGAAAAAGGAGGAAACAAAATATGACACAGGAACAATTAAACAAGATCATCGAAAGACATCAGCATTATCTCAATAAGGATATTAATGGATGGGAAAACATGAAAGCAGATTTATCATATAAGAATCTGAACGGATTGGATCTTAAAGAGTCGAATCTTGGAGAAGCGAATCTTATCCATGCGGATCTTAGAGAGGCAAATCTTAGCAATGCGGATCTTAAATATGCGAATCTTATCAACGCGAATCTTGCATATGCAGATCTTAGAAATGCGGATCTTAAAGAAGCGAATCTTAGAAAGGTGAATCTTAACAATGTAAATCTTAGAGAGGCGAATTTGTACGGAGCAAATCTTAGCTATGCGGATCTTAACAATTCGGCTCTTAACAATGCAGATCTTAGAGAGGCGAATTTGTACAGAGCGTTTTGTTATTATACAAATTTGTGCGGAGTGGATCTCAGAAATGCGGATCTTAGAGAGGCGAATCTATTCAGAGCGAATCTTAAAGATGCGAATCTATTCGGAGTAAATCTTAAAAATGCAAATATAATCAATGCAGAGATCAGTGAAAACACAAAAATCGATTATCCGATCGCATGTCCAGAAACTGGTTCATTCATTGGTTATAAGAAAGCAGGCTGTGAAAAGATCGTAAAGCTTCAGATTTGTGAAGACGCAAAACGATCATCTGCAACAGCAAAGAAATGCAGGTGTAGTAAAGCTTTAGTCTTAGCAATCGAAAATATGGACGGATCTGATAGCGGATTACAAGAAATAGAATCGCATTTTGATCCTTGCTTTATTTATCGCGTTGGAGAAATTGCAGAAGTATATAATTTTGATAACGATCGGTGGAGAGAATGCGCTTCTGGTATCCATTTCTTTATGGATAGACAGGATGCAGTTGAATATGGATTTTAAAAACATATCAAAGAGATAACCGTCGTGGTTGTCTCTTTTTGTTTCCGGTTTGTTTTGTATGTAATCATTTCAGTCCATATTTAGGATAACAAAACATAAGCATACGAAAAAGGAGGAAACGAAATATGAAACAAAATGAATTAAACAAGATCATTGAGAACCATCAACATTATCTCAATGAGGATATTGACGGATGGGAAACCATGAAAGCCGATTTATCATATAGGAATCTAAGCGGATTGGATCTTAGGAATGTGAACCTGCACAGAGTAAATCTTAGAAATGCGAATCTTCGCAGTGCGGATCTTAGAAAGGCAAATCTTAGAAAGGCAGATCTTAGAAAAGCGGCTCTTAGAAATGCAAATCTTAGAAATGCGGATCTTAGAAATGCGGATTTTAGAAAGGCAAATCTTATCAATGCGGATCTTAGAAAGGCGGCTCTTAGAAATGCGGATCTTGCATATGCGGATCTTAGAGAAGCGGATCTTATAGATGCAAATCTTAGCAATACGGATCTTAGAGAAGCAAATCTTAGCAATGCGGACCTTAGCAAGGCAGACCTTAACAATGCGGATCTTGGAAATGCTGATCTTAGTGAGGCGAATTTGTACAGAGCGAATCTCAGAAATGCGGATCTTAGAGAAGCAAATCTTAGCAATGCGGATTTGTCAGGAGCTTATATCAGTGAAGACACAAAAATCGATTATCCGATTGCATGCCCAGAAACTGGCTCATTTATTGGTTATAAGAAAGCAAGCTACGGATATATCGTAAAGCTTCAGATTTGTAAAAATGCAAGACGATCATCTGCAACAACAAAGAAATGCAGGTGTAGTAAAGCATTGGTATTGGCGATCGAAAATATTGACGGGTCTGATAGCGGACTACAGAAAATAGCATCGGATTTTGATCATTGTTTTATTTACCGCATTGGAGAAATCGTCGAAGTCCTTGACTTTGATGATAATCGATGGCATGAGTGTGCACCTGGTATTCATTTCTTTACAGACAGACAGGATGCAGTTGCATATTAAAAACACATTAAAGAGATAACCATTATGGTTGTCTCTTTTTGTTTCCGGTTTGTTTTGTATGTAATTGTTTCAGTCCATATTTAAGATAACAAAACATAAGCATACGAAAAAAAAGGAGGAAACGAAATATGACACAGGAACAATTAAACAAGATCATCGAGAAGCATCAGCATTATCTCAATGAGGATATCGATGGATGGGAATCCATGAGAGCAGATTTATCATATAAGAATCTGAGTGGCTTGAATCTTAGAAATGCGAATCTGCACGAAGCAAAGCTTAGCAGTGCGAATCTTAGAGATGCGGATTTTAGAGAGGCAAATCTTAGCAATGCGGATCTTAGAAATGCGATCCTTAAAAATGTGGATCTTAGAGAAGCGGATCTTACAGAAGCGGATCTTAGAGAAGCGGATCTTAGAGAAGCTGATATGTACGGAGCGTATTGTTGTTATGCAAATCTTAACGGAGTAGATCTTAGAAATGCGGATCTTAGTAAGGCAGATATTTACGCAGCGGATCTTAAAGAAGCGAATTTGTTAGGGACAAATCTTAAAAATGCAAATATAAGCTATGCAAAGATCAACGCAAACACAAAAATCGATTATCCGATCGCATGTTCAGAAACAGGCTCATTTATTGGTTATAAGAAAGCAGGCTACGAATATATCGTAAAGCTTCAGATTTGTGGAGATGCGAAGCGATCGTCTGCAACAACAAAGAAATGCAGGTGTAGTAAAGCTTTGGTATTATCCATAGAGAATATAGACGGGTCTGATAGCGGATTACAAGAAATAGAATCGGATTTTGATTCTCGTTTTGTTTACCGCGTTGGAGAAATTGCAGAAGTATTTGATTTTGATGATAATCGATGGGATGAATGTGCACCTGGTATTCATTTCTTTATGGACAGACAGGATGCAGTTGAATATGAACTTTAAAACACATTAAAGAGATAACCGTTATGGTTGTCTCTTTTTTTTTGTCCAGATAATAGAATTCCATGAGATTCAGTTCTTTATGATTGTTCAAACGGTAAATCCTTTTTCGTTTTAGTTTGCATCCGTCCATACCATATTTAGGAATGTAAACAAATGCAATGATTCATGGAGCACAGGAAAAGAAGACAACAATGAAAGGACACCGAGTCACTAGCGACCTAATGAGGCGTGAACATCTGGGTGGACGGTCTGTGTAGAATATGAAACATGCGTTGTTACAATCATAAAATATCTTACCCAAAACGGAGGAAAACATTATGAAACTTATGGAAATCGTAAAACAGGCAGCAACAGCAGGTAGAGAGGTCGTTGGTATTGAAGTTACTATGAGTAATGATGACGCGTTATATCGTATTACTGAGTACGATGCGGAGTCAGGTGCTATCAAGGTCGCAAAGATCCTTGAGGACGGTACTACAGATTCCAACGAGATTGTATTAAGCGGCATTAACACTATGTTCGCACACTTCAAATACAATCCAAACCCGAAACCGACAGCAGACGCAACAATCGTAGACAATGATTTGGTGATCGACAACGGACCAACAGTATCCCTTGGCAGCATCAAAGCTCAGAAGGTACTTGGTGCGGTTCCTGGATTGGTAATCCTTGGAGTTGGAGAGCCAGAAGATGAGGAACTTGAGGTTTATACCTTCAATGCTCAGTTTTCTGCCGATCCGGACTTCGTTGGAACATTCAAGGATGCCGGATTCACAGTCCCAGCCAACACAAAGGCGGTTGTTATCGATGACCGTACTTACTTTATCGAAACGGTGATCACACCAGTTGAGATCAAAGATAAGGATGGCAAGGTAACAGATGTCAAAGAGATCTGCACCAGCGATCTCATCCAGATCATGGCAACCGGTACTGGAGAAGATACAACCGTAAGAGGCGTATCATTCTTCGGAGATAACGGCGAGGTTATGGACTATGAGGATTTCTGCTACGAGGAAGATCTTGATGAGGATGACGATGATGCTGAAGATGCTTACAATGCATACCTCAAAGAGTTCGGCAACTCTGGTTCCGGATTTGCGGTTCCGATCGAGAGTGTCCGCATGATAGAGCAGGCAGGTCGTAAAGATTTAGTTGTTGTAACCAAAGACACAATCGACGATGACGGATATCTTACAGATGAGGAACAGCCAACAATTCGCCTGTTCACAATGGACGGCAGAAAAGTTGGAACCTACCTTGTAAACTCCATGGATGCGAAAGTATACCTTGGTGGATCTACAAAGAGTGCTCCTTCTGTAACTGTATTCGACAAAGATCAGATCTTTGTTAGAGCAGACAAATACGGTATGAAGATCTTAAAAGATCCGAAGATCGTGGAAGCTCTGGAAGGTCACACAGTTTACTGCGGCAAGGAGTATGACGAAGAGACCAAAACTGCAACTTATTACTTCGGTGATGAGAAGCAGAACGTAGTCGGATTCTCATACAGAGAAACAGACAGAGGTCCTGTTATCAAACTGGTAACTGAGATCTAGTCTGGATTAAGTCTGTAAACAAAAACAATGAGAGTCAACCTTCGGGTTGGCTCTTTTTGTATGCGAACGTTCGATTCCATATTTAGGATAACAAAAACAAACGCATACGAAAAGGAGAAACCGAAATGAACAGATTATCAACTAACGAACTGAGACAGCTTATTAAGAAGTCAGGCATGACAACGGAGGAGTATTATAAGAAATTGTTTGCGTTACAGGAAGATATCGAATTTTTTAACCTGTATATGAAACGAAACAAAAAGAGCGAATACGGATTGGTTGTCAAAGTAAAAATAGGTGCCGGACGTGCTTTCGATGATATCTGGAAGAAATACGGATACGGAACAGACAAAGACAGTATCGAGCGTACATTTGCTGAAACTACTCTATTAAGTGTTATTTTCAAAGATATGTATGATGGTACTGACATCTATTCTGATGACGAGATCCGTAGTTTCAAATTTAGCTTTGAAATGTATGACGAGACAAATATGGAGGATTACATCTCAGACTTCACTGGATGCTCGCATGGATTGATGGACGTAGCAAAACAGCTCGAATTACTCGAGATAAAAGAGTGTTAACAAAAACAATGGGAGTCAACCTTTGATGGTTGGCTCTTTTTGTATGGTTTTCGAGACCTATAACATATTCATAAAACCCATATTTAGGATAACAAAAACAATTACACAATAAGAGGAGAAACGAGAGATCCTTTTATTGTATTAATTGTGAACAATATGATATAATAGGAGGTAGAAAACATGGATTTCGAAGACGATGTATTTGATGATGTGTTCGAGGACGATCGTTATGATAGTCAAGGCCCAGACAGAGATGAAAAGATGTTAATGGAACAACTTGAACACGAACAGTCACTAATATCTCGAAAATTAGAAACAAATGCTTTTTCAGTAGACAGAACGTTTGTAAATTCAATTGAGTATCATCGTTTGTTTGATAATCTCGAAATGTTACAGATTAGTAAGCCGGTACGAGAGGGATTGTATCGAGAAACTGGCAGATTGCTAGAATTTGTAGATGGTCAGGAGTCTGAAAGAATGATTGCGGTCAATGCAAGAACCGGTGATCTTGTTGTTGATAATATTACTAGACTTGGAAGTGGGACAATATCAGGAACTGGATTTAACGAAAAAGAGTATGCATTAGTTCAGAACTGTAAGGATGATGTTATAATCATACATAATCATTCGTTAAATGTTAGACCATCATTCAAGGATTTAACAACATTTTTAGATGAACCGAAAGTAAAGTTTTCAATAATTGCGTGTCATGATGGAGATATATACGTAGTGTCTGACGTAAGTCCCAAAATATTAGAAGAATACGAAAACTATTTTCAAGAAGTAAAAACGTATATCTCTGATGTGAAAACGGCACAATCATTAACTTTATCTCATATTTATCAAAAGAATGAGACGCTAACCGAAAAAGAAAAACTGATTAAATTCAAGCATTTGCGAAAGGAGTTATGACAATGAGCGAAAACAAGTATATGATCATGGATGAAACAATCAGACCGTTCGAACCGGGAGAACCTGGATACGAATTGCTTTTGAAATTGGAGCCTGTATTCGCAGAGATTGATAAGAAAATTCTTGCAAAAAAAGATTCAAAAGAAAGAAATCTGATTAAATCTGAAGAATCCAAGTAAAAGAGACAGAAAAGGAACCTATACACAGATTTGTGTACGGGTTCTTTTTTCTTTGCAAAGAAGTGTTAACAAAAACAAGAAGAGTCAACCTTTCACGGTTGGCTCTTTTTGTATGCGAACGTTCGGTTCCATATTTAGGATAACAAAAACAAACGCATACGAAAAAGGAGGAACTGAACATGAGTAATAATGTAATAAATAATGAACCTGTACACGGATACAAGGTGTTTAATCCAGACTGGACCTGTAGAGATTTTCAGTATGAGGTTGGAAAAACATTTGAAGAAAATGTTAAACCGAGTTGCTGTGGTAGAGGGTTTCATTTTTGCAAAGAAGCTATTGACTGTTTTAACTATTACGCTTTTAATCCAAAAAACAAAGTTGCAGAAGTAATTGCACTTGGAGAATTAGACACAGATGGGGATAAATCTTGCACAAACAAAATCCAGATTGTACGAGAGGTCCCTTGGATAGAAGTCTTGACAATCGTAAACATTGGAAAAGAAAACACAGGGATAGGCAATACCGGAAACTGTAATGCAGGAAACGAAAACACTGGAGATTGGAGTTCTGGATACTGGAATTCTGGAACAGGTAATGCTGGGGACGGCAACACTGGAGATTTCAATACAGGAAATTGGAACACCGGAAACGGTAACACTGGATACAAGAACACAGGAGATAGTAATATCGGAGACGAGAATACTGGAGATAGTAATATCGGAAACGAGAACACCGGAAAAAGGAATATCGGAGACAGTAATACCGGGGATTGGAACAAATCATCTTTTAATACCGGCTGTTTCAACACAAAAGAACAAACAATTATGTTGTTTAACAAACCATCGGATTGGACATTTCGTCGTTGGCTAGGATCATGGGCAAATTATTTGTTAAATCAGATGCCAAAGGATATTGTTGAATGGGTATATAAGAGTGCTATGACGGATGAAGAGAAACGTGAACATCCAACCTACGAAACAACAGGTGGTTATCTTAAAGTGCTTGATAATTCCGAAACCGCGCAGAAGTGGTGGGATAATCTTTCGGATGCAAATAAGGATACTATTAAGGCGATTCCGAACTTCGACCCTGAGATTTTCTACGAATGCACAGGAATCAAAGTAGAGTAACAGACAGAAAAGGAACCTATACACAGATTTGTGTACGGGTTCTTTTCTGTATGGAAAATGCTCTTTTTGTGTCCGTTAATCATAGATCCCAGACTTTATAACCACAAATCCGTACCCGTTGCATTTCGGACACGGGCAGCAGGATCCCTTTTCTTGTTTCATGAATACTGTTTGTGGGATCGGCAGGTAGGAAATCTCATTACAGTCCGGACAATGTGCGACCTTTTCTTCGTAGGTCCCATATTTTCCGCAAACAAGAGTTACGTCATAAGTGAAGAGTTTTCTACAGTGTTTGCAAAAGAACGGGACCGAATTTACTTCAATTCGTGGGCGTTCCATTGTTTTGTACACAAGTGCGAGTTCATCGGTTCTGTTACCGTCTTCGATTGACTTCACAACTTTGTTTTCTTTCTGACTGTTGCCAGGTCGACCGTATATAGCATGAAATTCATACTCACAGTCTAAACATTTCGTATCATAATAGTTTCCCATACTTCAAATTCCTCCGTTGTATTCGTATTTGTTATCACTGACATACATCATTATAAGATATACTTATGGTTTTGTCTATTTTGAAGACAGATTGTTTTGTTTCCGGTTCTTTTTCGTTTCCTCTGTTTGTGTTTCGACCATATTTAGGCTGTTACTCGTAAACAATTTAGTTTTGAACACAAAGAAAGGAAACGAAATATTATGAAACGAAAAGCAGTGAGTTGTCTGCTTGTTCTGGCTGCGATCATGACGATGACACCTACGATTCCAACATTGGCAGCCGAAAACCCGGACAACACAACACAGGAAACGACAACGACAGGTACTCAGGGAGCAACTATCACATATGAACAGGATTCCGCTTTTACTGTAACCATTCCGAAGACGATTACTTTAGGACAGAATAAGAGTGCAACTTATGGCGTCAAAGTAAATGGTGACATTTCCGGGAATGAGACGGTTACTGTTACTCCTGATGCGACCCTGCAATTGACTGATTCGAATGGAAAGGCTGCGGTCACTGGAACTATTACACAGGATATTACAGAGTTTGCAGCCGATCAGGTGAATCTACCGGATGGTGGCAGCACGACAGGTAATATTGTAGCAAACGAACTTACGTCTGGTGATTGGTCAGGAAATTTTGAGTTTGCGATCGGAATCAATAAAGAATTAGTAGCAGGATTGTATGATGCAGATGGAAAAATGGTTTGTACTTGGGAAGAGAGTGGAATCGATGTAGGTAAAGACTATGCATTTAATAATTATAAAACTGATCCAGCGTCTGCGTATTCCGTACTACAGGCAAAACCGGAAGTAAAATCAATTGTAATGCCAGACAGCGTAACCAGTATTGGAAATTACGCATTTTATGGTTGTTCGTCATTAACAAACATTACGATACCGGATAGTATAACAAGTATTGGCAATAATACATTTTATAATTGTTCTTCGCTTACAGACGTTGCAGTACCAAATGGTGTAACAAGTATTGGAAGTTATGCATTTTACGGTTGTTCCAATTTAACCTCAATTGCCGTACCAGACGGTGTAATAAGTCTTGGAGACCATGCATTTTCTCGTTGTTCTGGTCTAACAGCAATCACAATTCCAAACAGTGTAACAAACATTAAAGACAGTGCATTTTCACGTTGTACTAGTTTAACATCAATTACAGTCTCAACCAGCGTAACAAGTATTGAATCAGGTGCATTTAGTGGTTGTATTAGTTTAGCCTCAATCACAATACCAGATAGAGCAACAAGCATTGGAAATGGGGCATTTAATGATTGTATAAGTTTAGCATCTGTAACCTATAAAGGACAGACATATACAAGCAAATCAACACTAACAACAGCATTTGGTAACAACGTAACATTGGGAACTAATCCGTTTAGTAACACAGCATTAACCGATTAGTCCGATACACCTCATACCAAGAAAAGTCACACAACAGAGAACAAAGTGTGGCTTTTCTTTATATCATTTTGTTTCCCATCTTTAGTATGCCCTTATTTCGTCCATATTTAGGATAACAAAACAACCCGCATACAAAAAAAAGGAGGAAACAAATTATGTTGATTACATTGACTGGAATTGTATTAATAGTTATTGGAATTATTATCATCTGGCTCTGTATTAAGGTTCCAAAATTCAAGAAAGTAGGCAAATACCTTGGAATTGTATTTCTGTCGGTTGGATTTGCATGGATGGCATTTGTATTCGAGGTCATTGGATTGCAGCGTATGAAAGAGGATTCGGAGATAGCAAACAATCAGAAAGAATACGTAATGTTGTGTGCGAATATTCGTTTGCTAGAATCGAATCCGGATGATGAAGCAAAGGATACAATCATCGAAAGTGTGAACAACTGGAACGAAAAAGTAGACAACGGAAGAAAGTATCTCAAAGATCCGTGGGCCAGCTGGTTATGGAACAAGAATATAGTCGACTCAATGGAATACATTGAGATTCCGGAAGACCTGATTAAATAACCGAAAACGAGAAGAGTTACTGACACGGTAGCTCTTTTTGTTTTGTTTTCGTTCATTCGTATGCACATCTTAGTTCCATATTTAGGATAACAAAACATATTACATACGAAAAGGAGGAAACGAAAATGTTATTTACATTATTAGGAATTATGTTTGTTGTTGTAGGATTTGTTGTCATCTGGATCGGAGTTATCCAAAATAAAACAGCGAAGAAAAACAAAATGGGTGCTTTGTGTGTAGGTAGCTTTGCTTTGGTAGTTGGAATCACATGGGTAATGACGATGGCTTTGATAATATTAGAAGCACATAGCTGTGCGGATTCTGATATTGCAAACAATAACAATGAATACGTATTATTATCTGCAAGTGTCTGTTTGTTAGAAACGAATCCGAACTATGAAGAAAAAGATGCAATCATTGAAAGCGTCAACAAATGGAACGAAAAAGTAGATAACGGGAGACGATATCTTAAAAGTCCGTGGACAAACTGGTTGTACAGCAAGAGAGTTATTGATGCGATGGAATACATTGAGATTCCGGAAAACATGATTAAATAATCGAAAAACGAGGAGAGTTGCCAATATGGTAGCTCTTTTTGTTTTGCTTTGTTTCCGTTCATTTATATGCACGTCTTAGTTCCATATTTAGGATAACAAAACAACCCGCATACGAAAAAGGAGGAAACAAATTATGTTAATGGTATTAATGGGAATCGTATTTATTGTTATCGGAATCGCTATCATTGCAATCAGCGTTATCCAAAAGAGGAAAACAAAGAAGAAGAATGCAGGTGTTTTCTTCGGTAGTCTGTTTTTAGTATTGGGTTTCATTTGGCTTACATTAATGTTTGAGTCGATCTGGAATCAGCATAATAGTGCGGATTCGGATATTGCAAACAATAATAAGGAATACGCATTGTTGTCTGCAAGTGTTTGTTTGCTGGAAGAGAATCCAGCTTATGAAGAGAAAGAAATAATCATTGAGTGCGTGAACGAATGGAACGAAAAAGTAGAAAACGCACAAAATGGACTCAAAAATCCGTGGACAAACTGGCTGTACAACAAGAGAGTTATTGAAGCGATGGAACACATTGAGATTCCGGAAAGTGTAACAAAATAACTGAAAACGAAGAGAGTTACCAACATGGTAGCTCTTTTTGTTTTGCTTTGTTTCCGTTCATTCGTATGCACGTCTTAGTCCCATATTTAGAATAACAAAAATATATTGCATACGAAAAAGGAGGAAACGAAATGAATATTATACCAATTAATCTTAATTTCCAATTTGATGAAGGGGATGAAACAACACCGATTATTATTGTTGCTACAGATGACGTTTATGTTCATATCTGTCAGGTTATGAACGAAATCATGGAAACTCATTCTGTTTTGTGTGAATCGGAAGACTATGGAAAGTTAGGACGTACACCAGAAACACTTATGAACTATTATTGTTCAAAAGTTAGACCTGGATGGAACTGGTATCCAATTGCATATACAGTGGATCTTAACTAACTAAAAACAAAGGGAGTTACCAATACGGTAGCTCTTTTTGTTTTGATTTGTTTTGTTTCCGTTCATTCGTATGCACATCTTAGTTCCATATTTAGAATAACAAAACATACTGCATACGAAAAAGGAGGAAACGAAATGAATTACTATTATCATTTGACACAGCCAGAATTTGTTAGCACGATCCAGAAAGAAGGATTGAAACCAATGCTTGGAAAACGGTCAAAATCAATCGGAGACAAAGAAGAAAGACTTTGTTTGTGTTCCGAAAGTAGTATTGATGCCTGGTCAATCATGCTTGGAACGAATACTGTGATCAAAATTGCGGTTCCAGACGAAGACAAAATGGAATTAGTCGACCAGGGAAATGTATCTGATGAATACAATTACGATGGTGTCATTCCGCCAGAGTACATTGTGGATATTTTTACAGTGAAGCCAAGTAAAATCATACTCAACAAACTTCGATATAACTATATGTGGGGATTATCTGAATTCTGTACTTATTGTGCCAGATATTATACAGAACTGGATAGCGAGAATACAGACGAAGAGTATCTTGATGCGCTTAAAGAAGCTATTCAAGTAACCGGAGAGTTATTAGTCCCTGTAATTCCAAAATTATGTTATCCGGACATGCCAAAAGAAGAACGAAAAGATATTCTAAAAATGATTGGAAACCAGGGAGCGTATACCTTCTGTGATTATTATTATGTCAAAGTGGAAGCTGGAAAACCAATCAAGCAGTTATATCAGATGCTTACGGAATATCCAGAGGACGATCTTACAGAAATCAGAACGACGATCAACAAACTGATCAAAGATAACTTCAAGTATTGTCTGAGCGTCAACACAGGCGGATTTACAGGCTAAAAATCTGAAAGAAAACAAAGGGAGTTACCGACATGGTAGCTCTTTTGTTTTGTATGCGAATTATGAATCCCATATTTAGGATAACAAAACAAAACGCATACATACAAGGAGGAAAATATTATGACAAGAAGCGAATTCTTAAGCATGGATTGGAGTGACTCACAAATTGGGTACGATATGCAGGTTGGAGTGCCGGATGGCGATAGCAGAACGATCGCTTATCTGACATTATCAAAGAAATATCCGAATTCATTATGCTTGGTTACCGACAGTAAGGAATTCCCAGTAATGAATTCAGGATGTGGTTTAAGTGAAAACCCAATACCGTATGATGTTATCATCAAACTGAAAGAAGATACAGAGATCAAAAACGTCATTGCTATTGTTGATGACAAAGCTTATGATCTTGTTCCTGGACACGTTGAGATGAATCATCATGATAGTATCATCCGTTTCGAGATATTTACGAACCCGATCTAAACAGAGTAAAAGGATAGAATCCATACATGCACAGACATGTGTGGGTTCTTTTTCTTTTTTATATGAAAATGACGCATACCATATTTAGAGTAACCAATAAAATCACACACACATTCAAAGGAGGAATTGAATTATGATTATCTTTTTAATTTTTGTTGTACTTTTAGTTTCTGGAATTTTGCTATATAAATTCGGAGATGATGAGATCACAGCTGTCGCTGTTTTCGAAATATTGTCGCTCTTTGTCGGATCTTTGGGGTTTCTCATCACAGGATGTATAATCCTGTGTTCCCACGTTGAGGCGACCAAACAGATCTCAAAGAATCAGTTTGAATACGAGGCAATTATTGCCGAGGTTCAGGCTGTTAACTCAGATAACGAGGACGTATCAAAAGTCTTAGTTATCAAAGACGTGAACGAATGGAACAAAGAAGTTCATCGTCAGAAATACTTAGCATCTAGTCCATGGACTTCATGGTGTTATAGCCAGAAGGTAGTGGACAAAATGGAGTATATCGAAGTTCCGGAATGGAACGTTCCGACTCCTGACAGTAACAAATAAAAAAAACGAATTGAGTCTGCCATATTGGTGGGCTCTTTTTGTGTGTTCTCTGACGAGTTTTTCGAAAAGTGAGCCTTATATATTATAAACATATATTCAAGGAGGACAAAAGATATGTTATTAGTATTAATATTTACTGCATGTTTGGCTATTGGAATTTTACTCAGACTTATTTTGGTTGAGTATAAAAATGATGATTGTACTTTTTTCGCTCAGATTAGTTTTATGCTAGTTGGTGTTGTCGGATTGATCTGTGTGGGAACGGTTATTTTGTATTCTCATATTAGTGCGGAAGAGATTATTGTTAAAAATCAAATTGAGTATGAATCAATAATTGCTGAAGTTCATGCTGTTGATTCAAACAACGAAGATGTATCCAAAGTGCAGGTCATTAAAGATGTAAAAGAATGGAATCAGGATGTTCATAGTAGTAAATACTGGGCATCAAGTCCATGGACGAACTGGTGCTATAATCAGAAGGTTGTAAACGCTGTGAAATATATTGAAATTCCGGAATGGGAAGCGGCGCCAGATAGCAGCGAAAACGAATAACAGGAAACAAAGAGAGTCAGAACAATCTGGCTCTTTTTTTTCTGTATGTTTCCTATGACGAGGTTTTCTGAGACAGATAAGAATTTTGTATTTCAAGTATTCCTATATACTTAATTCAATATACAACTACTAGAACCCATATTTAGGATAACAAAAATTATGATATTAAAAAGGAGAAAACAAAGTATGAAACAGGAACAATTAAATAAGATGATTAAATGCCATCAACATTATCTCAATGAGGATATTGACGAATGGGAGGAAACGATAGCAGATTTATCAGATTATGATCTAAGTGGTTTGGATTTGTCACATAAAGATTTACGATATGCTAATTTGAACGATGCAAAATTTTATCATGCAGATCTTAGAGAAGCAAATCTTAGGCATACAGATTTTAGAGGGGCAGATCTTAGGGAAGCAGATCTTAGAGGAGCAGATCTTAGGTATGCAGATCTTAGAGGAGCAGATCTTAGGTATGCAGATCTTAGAGGAGCAGATTTTAGGAATGCAAATCTTAGTGGAGCAAAAATTAATTGTCCGATTGATTGTCCAGAAACATGATACGTCGGATCTTTATTTCCAAATGGTAGCGAAAACGAATAATAAAAAACGAAGAGAGTCAGAATAATCTGGCTCTTTTTGTGTGTTTTCTATGACGAGGTTTTCAAGAAGTGAGCCTATTAATTATAGTTAACAAAGTCATAGAAAAATGAGGGATCGAACATGGCAGTAATTCTGCTCTTAGGAGTTATGTTTTCAGGGTTGGTTTTGTTCATAAATACAATTGCATACCTTTATGATTTCGATCTGTCTGGTCATGAATCTGAGTTTCAGGATCTGTTGGAGTTGTTTGTAGAACTAGGATCCATAATCATTGTATGCGGGGGCTTTTTCTAAACACGAAGCTTGTATTCCAAGTTTTCCTATATGCTTAGCTTAACATACAACTGTTTAAATCCATATTTAGGATAACAAAAATCATGATATTAAAAAGGAGGAAACGAAGTATGACACAGGAACAATTAAACAAGATCGTCGAAAACCATCAGCATTATCTCAATAAGGATATTAACGGATGGGAAAACATGAGAGCGGATCTATCGCATCAGGATCTAATGGATTTGGATTTATCACGTAAAGATTTAAGAAATGCGATTTTTTATAACACGAATCTTTGTAGAGCGAATCTTTATAACACGAATCTTTGTAGAGCGAATCTTAGAAATACAGATCTTAGAGGTGCTAGTCTGTGCGAAGCGAATCTTGAAAATACAGATTTTAGTTATGCAAATTTGAACGATGCAGCATTTTATTATGCAGATCTTAGCGAAGTAAATTTTAGGCATACAGACCTTAGCGGAGCAGATTTTTATCATGCAGATCTTAGAGGGGTAGATCTTAGTTATGCAAATTTGTACGGAGCAGATCTTAGATTTGCAAACCTTAGAGATACAAAAATCAATCACCCGATTGCATGCCCGGAAACTGGCTCATTCATTGGTTATAAGAAAGCATTCTACAAAAAGATCGTAAAACTTCAGATTTGCGAAGATGCGAAGAGGTCATCGGCAACAACAAAGAAATGCAGATGTAGTAAAGCATTGGTCTTGGCGATCGAGAATATCGATGGATCTGACAGTGGATTACAAGAAATAAAGTCGTATTTTGATTTTAGTTTTATTTATCGCGTTGGAAAAATCGTAGAAGTATCTGATTTTGATGATAATCGATGGTATGAGTGTGCTCCTGGTATTCATTTCTTCGTGGATCGACAGGATGCGGTCGATTATGAAATTTAAAAACACATCAAAGAGATAACCGTTGTGGTTGTCTCTTTTTTTTTGTTTCCGGTTATTTTGCATGCAATCATCTTATCACATATTTAGGATAACAAACAATAAAGCACATAATAGAGGAGGAAACAAATATGTCAGAAACAAAAAGAACATGTCCATTCGGAACAGTAGGAGATCAGAATCAGAAAGCGATTCTTTACCAAATCCTGCAAAATGGATTCAGAGACGAAAATCCGAGACCACATTATGAAGATATGTATCATAATGCGCATCTTTCTGATGATTGCAAATATGTGATCACAGAAGACGGAAACAAGATCGAAATTGAAGAAGGAACTGCATTTACAAACGGCTCAGATGTAACCGTTTATGTCCCGGCTCATACGTTATCCATTAACCATGTTGTTACCAGATACGACTTAGCAAAAGGTGAGTGCCCGATTTTGACTTTGAGACCGATCGCGTGGAAATCAGCAGTCAAAGAAATCTTATGGATTTACCAGATGCAGAGCAACAAACTGTCAGATCTTCATGATCTTGGTATCAAATATTGGGACCAATGGGATGTTGGCGACGGAACAATCGGCTGCAGATATGGAGCAACCGTAAAAAGACATAACTTAATCAATAAGTTACTGGATGGATTAACAGCCGATCCATTTGGTCGCCGTCATATCATGTGTATGTGGCAGGAAGACGATTTTTCAGACGAAACAGGAGGAACAACCAAAGGATTGAATCCATGTTGTTATGAAACGATCTGGAATGTAAGAAGAGGAATCGACGGTAAATTGTATCTGGATATGCTCATGAATCAGCGGTCCAGTGACTTTATCGTATCCGCCTCAATCAATGAGATGCAGTATGTTGCGCTTCAGTTGATGGTTGCAAAACATTGTGGATACGAACCTGGCGTATTCACACATGTAAGTGAAAACGTTCAGATTTATGAAAGACATTTGAGTCAGGCAAAAGAAATCGTTTTTAATCGAAATACAATTGATTGTGATCCAAGATTTGTTCTGGATACAGAGAAAACAAATTTTTTCGATTTCACGATTGATGATTTTAAACTGATCGGATATCCAAGAGAAGAAATTGCAAAGAAGAATCCACAGATGAAATTCGATCTTGGAATCTAAAACAGAAACAAACAGAAGGACTCGCATTATGCGGGTCTTTTTGTTTCCGAAAATTTTGTATGCGATCAACTCATACCATATTTAAAGATAACAAATTAAAAGCATACGAGGAGGAAACAAAAAAAATGAGTAATAAAACGAACACACCTGTACATGGATATAAGGTATTCAGACCTGATTGGACCTGTAACCCGACAGGAAAGAACTGTAAACAGTACACTTGCCCCGGAAAATTTGAGGAAAAAGGGGAGCTTAATGTTTGCTGTCACGGTATGCACTTCTGTCAGACTGCTGCTGACTGCTTCAATTATTACAATTTTGACAGCAACAACAAAGTTGCAGAAGTTATTGCCTATGGTGAGGTAAAAACAGACGGTGACAAGTCATGCACGGACAAGCTTGAAATCGTACGTGAAATCCCATGGGATGAAGTATTGCGGATCGTCAATATTGGAAAGAATTGCACCGGGATCAACAACACCGGGAACAGGAACACAGGGCACTACAACACCGGTGACCGCAACACCAGGTACTGCAACACCGGGGACAAGAACACCGGGGACAGGAACGCTGGGAATTGTAACGCAGGAGACAGGAACACCGGGAACAGGAACACCGGAAGCTACAATACCGGAAACTACAACACAGGGGATTGGAATACCGGGTATTGGAACACCGGGAACAACAACACCGGGTACAAGAATACAGGAAATCAAAACACTGGGGATAGGAATACTGGGAATAGGAATACCGGGGATTGGAACAAGTCATCTTTTAATACTGGCTGTTTCAATACAAAAGAACAGAAGATATTGCTGTTCAATAAACCGTCAGATATGACCTATCGTGACTGGTGTGAATCTGATGCACGGTGGTTATTAAAGCAGATACCAAAGGATGTTGTTGAATGGATTTGGTCCGACAATATGACTGATGAAGAAAAGGAACAGCATCCGGAATACAAGACAACACGCGGTTACCTGAAAGTGCTTGACGAGTCTGAATGTGGTCAGTTGTGGTGGAATAATCTCGAAACAAAAGACAAAGACATCATCAAGGCGATTCCAAACTTTGATCCAGATATTTTTTACGAATGTACTGGAATAAGAGTCGACTAACGAAAAACAGAGACTGACCAATTGGTTGGTCTCTCTTTTTGTTTCCGGATGTTTTGTATGCGAATGGTTTAACACATATTTAGGATAACAAAAACAATACATACGAAATAAAGGAGGAAACGAAAAATGAGTAAAAAGAATAAAAAGAACGAACCAGTACATGGAGTACATGGATTTAAAGTATTTAATCCAGACTGGACTTGCCGAGATTTTCAGTATGAGGTAGGAAAAACATTTGAGGAAGATGTTAACCCAAGGTGTTGTGACCGAGGATTTCACTTTTGCGAAAAGGCTGCTGACTGCTTCAATTATTACAAATTTGACAGCAATAACAAAGTTGCCGAAGTCATTGCTTATGGTGAGGTAAGAACAGACGGTGACAAGTCCTGCACAAATAAAATCTATATTGTAAGAGAGATCCCTTGGATGGAACTCTTAACAATCGTAAATACTGGAAAAGATAATACAGGATTAGGAAATACTGGAGACATGAATACTGGTGTCTGGAACACCGGAAGCAGGAACACCGGAAGCAGGAACACCGGAAACAGGAATACCGGAAGCAGGAACACAGGGAACCACAACACCATGGACTACAACACCGGAGACTGCAACACCGGGGACTGGAACACTGGGAATTGGAACGCCGGGGACTGCAACACCGGAAGCAGGAACATCGGGGACTGGAACACCGGAAGCTGCAACGTCGGGGAATGCAACACCGGAAGCGGGAACACCGGGGACTGCAACACCGGAAGCGGGAACACCGGGGACTGCAACACCGGGAATATGAACAGCGGAAGCTTCAATACTGGGGATTTTAACAATTCGTCTTTCAACTCAGGTTGTTTCAATGTAAAAGAACACAAAATCATGTTGTTCGACAAACCGTCAGATATGACATATCAGGATTGGTTAGACTCAAAGGCCAGGGAATTACTGAGACAGATACCAAAAAGTGCTGCTGAATGGGTGAGTACAGACGACATGACGGATGAAGAAAAAGTAGCACACTCAACATATAAGACAACAGGTGGATATCTTAAGGAGCTTGATAAGTCTGAATGTTGTCAGATGTGGTGGGATAGTCTTGATATAGACGATAAAGAAATCATCAAGGCGATTCCAAACTTTGATCCAGATATTTTTTACGAATGTACTGGAATTAAAGTCGACTAACAAGAAACAGAGACTGACCAATTGGTTGGTCTCTCTTTTTGCCTCCGGTTGTTTTGTATGCGAAGAATTGAACCCATATTTAGGATAACAAAAACAAAGCATACGAAATAAAGGAGGCAAAAAGTATGGAAAAGAAAAGATTACAAGATATGACAGATCACAAAGTAATGAGTTTCAAAGAAGCTGCAAAAGCGTTAAATTGGACTCTCACAGAGGACGACGAAGTTTACACAGTATCCTGTGACTGCGGTAACAGCAAAATTGAGTATACTGGAGTAATTGGCGTACAAAAAGTAAGATGCGGTAATTGCGGGAAACAAATGTCAAGTCTGATTTCTTTGAATCCGGCTTGTCGTTCAATGCTTGACATCGAGAAAGACGAGGAAGGAAATGAGCGGTTCTGGATCATTGAAGACAAGAAAGAAGTCGATAATGATGAGAATCAAACAGAAACGATAACAAGCTGGCTTGCAAAGCAGGAAGATTACGGTCTCTGTAACCCACCAATGGATGCTCAGAAAGCATTGCTTTTTCTGGCTGAGTATTTGGATATTCCGGAAGACACCATACCTGAAAACGAACAACAGACAAATACCTATATTGTTTGCAAAATCTTAGACAGATACAGCAAAAAATATAGAAAGGAATTGAAAAACAAATAAGAAGCAAACGAAAGAGCCTATTCCAATTTAGCGGAGTAGGCTTTTGTGTGCCTCCGGTTGTTTTGTATGCGAAGAGTTGAACCCATATTTAGAGTACAAAAACAAAGCATACGAAATAAAGGAGGAAAAAAGTATGGCAAAGAAAGTATTACAAGATGTTACTGATTACAAAGTAATGAGTTTTAAAGAAGCTTGCAGATCGCTTGATTGGAATATCACAGAAAATGGATTTCTTACGAACGGAGACCGTTACACAATATCATGTAACTGCGGTCACAGCAAAATTGAATACAGAGGTTCTTTTGGAGTAAAAGCAGTAAGATGCAATAACTGCGGAAAACACATAGTAAACTTAGTTTTCGCAATTCAGACGAAACCTTATCTATTTGAAGATTGCGAGAAAGATGATGAAGGAAGTGATCGATTCTGGATTGCCACAGACAAAGCAGGTAATCTCAATAGAATCCGTAATGTTTCTGCTCGTGTTATCCCAAAAGCCGCATTCGTTCAAAAGCCGTTAGATGAAGGGATCACAGTAGCAGAGATTACAGAACTCGTCGGCAAACTCGAATGCGAACAGGTGATTCCAATCGAAGCGCAGGCGAACAGTAGTTGTGCTATTGGTTTCATTTCATTGGATGCTGCTGAAGAATTAGATTACGATTATGATAACCTGATTCGGAATGTATCTGAGGTAATCGAAGACATGGATAACGAAACAGAGTATGGAAACTACGATTTTGATGGATTTCCGGTATATATCGGATATTAGCAGGAGGAAACAATATGAAGAAATCAGAGAAAAACATGATCTTTCAGGAAGCTGCATTAATGTCAGATGAGAAACTGAAAGAAGCGTATTATGATTCTGTAGATGCTTGTCTCGGGAGCCAGGCAGAAATTATGGAAGATCGAGGATGGGATCCTGTAGATATCAAAGAACGTCGCCAGTATGAGAAGTTCCTTTCTGAGAAATCGGATCTTTTGGGATTCATTTGCGATATGAGAGGTATCAAACTTTGGGAGATAAGGAATCATAACTAAAAAACAGAAGAGAGATCGCATTCATGTGGTCTCTTTTCTTTTAGCCTTTACTTGACATATAACGTAATTGCGTTATAATGAACACAAAGGAGTGATAATCAATGAATGACCGTTTAAAGAAAAAAATAAAAGAAACTGGGAAAAGCATATATAAAATCAGTCAAGAGAGTGGAATTCCATATACAACATTGAATGAATTGATCAATGATAAGAAAAATATTAACAACAAAGCAGCAGAAACAGTATATAAGCTTAGTTTATATTTGAATTGCAATATAGATGAGATTCTGAACAACATTGCTTTTCTCGAAAACGGAAAAGGAACTTATCTTGGATATCGATATTATTGGAAAGTAACGAATAGTGGAATAGAGTTGCATATACTAGATAATAATGAAGATTTAATGTTGCTCACTCTAAAAAATATGTGTCAAGATTTATATGATTGTTATCGGAAACAAGTACCTGAAATGATGATTGAAGATTATGATAATGAAAAACGAGAATGGGAGGCATTGCTATGAGTCAATACGCATTAATGCATAAAAATGATGTTTGTGGAAGTCTAATTATCGATGACGAAACAGGGACTCTAAAAATATATAAAGACAACGGAAGTGGGTTATCACCGTTTTTGGGAAATGCAGATACGAGAAGAATGAAACATTGGTGGGAAGGGAGAGCTGTTCCTGCTTCTCGAAAAATGATGCAGGAAGTATTAAAACAAGCTGGATGTACGAATACAAAAATGTATCTGGCAAAAAATCTTGCTCTATCAATGACAGATTCTTATTGGATTCGACCACTGGATATGGATGTAAAATATGAAGATGTGAAGTTATCAAGTATGAATCCATTTTCTGACAATAAAGTTCCATATCACAATGCAACTTCTTATGATTCGAATGCCGCATTAGGTGGACAAATGGAAAAATATTGGGATATCGAAACACAATTTCCAACGCTTGTGAAAGAAAGTTATAAGTATTTTGGACAGCAGGCGATAAATGAGGCTTTTGCAACTTATTTGCATGATTTACAAGAAACGACAATCCCTTATGTTCCTTATCTTGCTGGACATACAGAGGATAATGGTCTTTATTGTAGATGCGATGCATTTACAAACGATTCTGTTGAATTAGTATCCGCATATGAAGTTATCGAAGGATCGAAATTGCAAAATGACAAATCATTATATGATAACTATATTCGGATATGTGCAAAATTAGGAATTGAAGCTCAAGAAATTAGTGATTTTATGGATTATCAGACGTTAACAGATTTCATTATCAGTAATACAGACGAACATCTTGGAAATTTTGGTATTCTAAGAGATTCAAACACAATGCAATATCTAGGTCCAGCACCAATATATGACTCTGGTAATAGTATGTTTTTCAAAGAATCATCAACGGTTCATACAAGATTAAGCTTATTGCAGCAACCAATTACAAGTTTTTACGATTCTGAAGAAAAAATGGTTAAGAACATAAAAAACAGACAGTTAGTAAATATAGATTTACTTCCAACGGTTGAAGAGACAATTGCTTTATATACATCATATGGATTTCCAGAAGAAAGAGCCATAACAATTGCAAATAACTATGCATTAAAGGTTGATATGGCTTACGAATTCGAAAACGGAGCAACGATATCAATGTACCATGAAAGACAAAAAGAATCAGAAAATATTCCAGAAACAAACAACCTAGAGGATAATACAGACGATTTTGATGTCGGAGAGGATTTATAGAGATCGCATTCATGTGGTCTCTTTTCTTTTGGTAACAATAACGGTATACTAACCATGGGATATAAAATTTTCATGCTGCTTTGTCGCAACACATATTTAGAATACAAATAAGAGAAGAGGAAAGGAGAAATGCTATGTTTGATGAGAAGAATATCGAACTTGACGAAAAGCATTCGAAAGAAAAGAAAAAGGAATACCTGATTAGAGACGACGAAGGAAATATTCAATTCGTGTATTCTATATACAGAAGACCAGAAATGGATATTATCTTTCCACAGTTCACTCCTGTATTAAGTACAGGGTTATTGCCTGTGATTGATATACTTGATGACAAAAAGGTTCTTACTTTTGAACCAAACCCGATTGGATCCGTCATTACTCAGTCATATTTTGGCAAGTTCATAGATGATTCTGTATTTGCGAAAGAAGCGGCAGAATACATTATGGATCACTTTGAGGAACTTTAACAAACAAGGAAAGACACTGCTTATTCAAGTGGCGTCTTTTTTTCTTGCCATACAGAGGGAGGTCTCCGCACATATTTATGAAAAATGAAGATATGGAGGAAACCATTATGAGTAGTGTAAATGACTTGTTGAAGGCAATTGCAAACAGAGATTATTCCCAGGAATATATTAACGAAGACATAAGTTTTGTAAACGAACGATTTGATAAGTTTCGGAAATACTTTAATGCAGTTTATGAACATGTTTACGGTAGCTCTACTGCGTTAACATTAGTTCACGGAGGAATGATGACACCAGAAGCCTATCAGGATATGGTCGTTAATCTTGATGGAAAAAGAAAACACGCACATGATATGGCAATCGCAGCCTGTGAACAGATCAATCGTCAGTGTGATATGTACGGTCTCGAACATCTGTGTCCGGAAGTTGAATTCGATCAAATCAACAACCAGAAATGTGTAAACAGAGGAGAGATTGCAGATTTTGTTGGTCGATATGTGTATTCCGTATTTCAACAAGGACGTGAAGGCAGAACTATGGATCAGCTTATCATTGACAACGAGATGAAATATGGTGACCGCCCGGCGCTTGATGTTTCGTATGAGATTGCGAAAGATGCAGGCAGAAATCCAGAGCATGCATACAATTCAGGCGACATGGATCAAAATGCATACGGAGAGTTCGAATACAAAAGTGGGGTTACCAATGACGATGCTGGTGGGGATTCTATGGAAGACGTCGAATATGATGACGATGATTTTGGAGAATTATGACGAGTTTCCGCAATTTTGAGCCTTATTATGGTATATAATATTATGGAAGGGCGTAAATGAGGCTCGAGAAAGGTGGAAACGAAATGAGTAGTATAAATGACTTGATTACGGCAATTATGAACCGAAACTTTGACCGCGATGAAATTGAATCTGACATTGCATTCGTAAATGCGCGGTTTAACATCTTGCAAACCTATTTTGACGCGGTTTATAAGGAATCATACGGACATTCTGTAGCTCGGACATTGGCAAATGATGAACATATTACTTCTGAACGATATGTAGAATACATTGAGGGACTCGAATCTAAAACAGCAGATTGTTTGGACACGGCAATCGCAGCCTGTGATCAGATAAACAAAATGTGTGACCAATATGGGCTGCAACATCTGTGTCCGAACGTGGAATACGACGAGAGGCATGGAAATAAATGTGTAAACCGAAATGAGATTGCAGATTTCATCGGTGATTATATGTATTCTGTATTCGAACAAGGACGAAAAGGCAGAATAATGGAACCGATTGAGACAGAATAAGACATAGAAACCAGAGACCAGCAGGAATGTTGGTCTCTTTCTTTTTGTTTTCAAATTAGTTTGGCTCCCAGAAAACCATATTTAGAGTAATAAAAAACATATTCAAAACAAGGAGAACAAGGAGGATTAACATGAAAATTGGAATCACAGAGTATGGGGATGCTGGCGTCGACTTCAGATGGGAAAACAAATTAAAGGAAATCGATGGAGTCATCCTTATAACAAAGAACTTAAACGACACATTCATCAAAAAGGTTTTAAACCACATGAGTGAGATCCCGATCGTAGTGCATTGTACATGTACCGGATGGGGACACACAAGAATGGAACCAAATGTTCCGGACTACAAACAGCAGCTTGCACAGATGAAGAAATTAATTGAGTCTGGATTTCCGGCAAGCAGAATGGTATTGCGTATTGATCCTATTTTCCCAACTGAGAAGGGTGTCAAGCGAGTTTCCGAGATGTTAAATTACTACCATTCATTAGGTTTGCCTGAAAATGAGATCCGATATCGTATTTCAATCGTGGATGAGTATCCGCATGTACGGGAACGTTATAAAAAACTTGGATTCACGCCGATGTATGGTGGAAGTTTCTATCCATCTGATGATCAGCGTAATCTTGTCGGAAACGCATTAAGTGAGTACCCTTATCAATTTGATACATGCGCAGAGGACATACTCGCATATAAATTCCCAGCCACATTCCGGATTAAAGGATGTATCAGTACAGAGGACCTGCAGATTATGGGAATTAAATATGATGGTACATTTCCTGAGAACCCACAAGGAAGACACGGATGTCATTGTCTTGCCTGTAAAACGGAACTTTTAACACCAAGAAAGAAATGTCCTCATAACTGTCTGTATTGTTTTTGGAAAGATTAATAAGGAGGAAACAATATGAAAACACTTGGAACTTGGACAGGAAGCAGAGACATCGAAATCGTAGAGGTCGAAGGGAGACCGATCGCTCTCAGTGGTTGGAATGGAGAACAGTATTTACAGTGCTGGGAAGTAGACGAAATCATTTCAGGAACTGGATTTGGCGTAAAAGAAGATGGACTTTGTGTCCGACCGGTTTACAAACAGATCGACAACGATGAATGGGAAATCATTGGATATGAGTTCTGTTAACGAAAACGAATGGTTGTAAAATAAAAGAAAACGGCTTGAAATATAGCCGTTTTTTTTGTATGCGTATTCATCACATATTTAGGATAACAAAACCACATATAAGCAAATAAAAGGAGGATTTCAAAATGATTACAGCTCTGAAAGGATTTATCGAAATTGTGTATCCGGAGAAAGATGTGAGAACTATGATAAACGTTTCAAACATTGGATACATTTATGAAGGAATCAAAGATGGAATACCAGGAGTGTATTTAAAACTTTTGGTTGGCGGACCAAACGGTGACGAGATTTGGTGTTGTTGCTCTTACGAAGATATCAAAAAAGTTATTATGAAAGCAATGAAATAAGGAAAACGAAGGGATTGACAATTTATGTTGGTCCCTTTCTTTTTGTTTGCACTCTTGCGGACACATATTTAAGTATACAGAAAGAGAGGTGAAAAGATATGAGCAAACGAGATATCCGGGACCAAAAAGAAGTGGAGAGAAAAAGTGCGGCATCGGTTCAATCGTACCCAGATCAGAGTGTGACCAAAGAGGAGTGGCGACGAATGTGTGAACATGAAAAGAAATGGTGTGAATACCAGGAAGTCGCCGGAATGGATCGGTTACAAGCTCTGGGGTACATACAAGGGATGCCGACATTTGAGCCAATGTAAGCGAAAACGAAGAGACATAGAACACATATTTAGGACAGATAACAAAACAACTATGAATATAAGGAAGGTGTTTATTGTGAATTATCATGACATTGTGAAGGACAATATGTTAAACGGAGACGGTATTCGTGTTGTTCTTTTTGAAAGCGGATGCACTCATCAATGTCCAGGTTGCCAGAATCCTCAAACATGGGATAAAAACAGTGGAATCCCTTTTGACAGTGAGGCAAAGCAGGAATTATTTGAAGCTCTACGGAAGCCGTATATTGACGGAATTACGTTTTCTGGCGGAGATCCACTAGCAACTTTCAATCGTGATGAAACGTTGAATCTCATAAAAGAAATCAAAGATAAAATGCCAGATAAAACTGTTTGGGTATATACAGGATACACAAAAGAAGTACTGCAGCAGCAGGATCCGGTTTTCATGCAAGATTTGTTATCACAAATTGACGTGCTTGTTGACGGTCCTTTTGTGCAGGAAAAACTCAACGTTAATTATGAATGGGCAGGTTCGACAAATCAAAGAGTTCTCAGAAAAGAGGACGGTTTTATGAAAAGTACATCAAGTGTATATGAGTACGAAGACCGAAAAGGTTCAGTAATGGATGAATGTGTTTTCAATGCAAACCAATTACAGGATCAGGAGATTACTTCAGATGATAACTATGAAGATATTGATGATATCGATGATCTGAGTTTGTAAGCATTCATCCCATATTTAAACTGAAACAAATATAAACAAATAAAAGGAGTCCGAATACTCATAGCGGATTCCTTTGTTAAAAAGGAGGAATAAATATGAGTACAAATATTACAGTTATCAAAAATGGCGACAAAGGAATTGAAGCCTTTGAGCCGGCAAAAATCAAAGCAGCAATTGAAAAATCTGCAACAAGAGTTGGTGTTGAATTGTCGGATACTCAGAAAGATCGGGTAGTAGAAATTGTAGAAGATATTATTGCATCGAAAGCTCTTAATCAGGTAACGGTCGAACAGTTACACTCATTTGTCGAAATGGCTTTGGATGATGCAAGTCCGGTAACTGCAAAAAGTTACAGACAGTATCGTGACTTCAAAGCTCAGTTTGCGAAGATGATGAATCGCGTAGCAAATTTTGCAGAAACGGTAATGTATCGTGGTGATCGAGAAAACGCAAACAAAGATTCAAGTCTTGTTTCAACACAGAATGCGTTGATTGCATCGGAATTTGGTAAAGAGATGTATATCAATCAGTTTTTAACCGCGATTGAAAGATCCGCAGAGGCAAAAGGTTTTATTTATCTTCACGACAAGGATAAGAGACTTTTTACCATAAACTGTTGCTTATTCTTAATGGGTGTCCTGCTAAAAAATGGATTTGAGATGGGTAACGATTGGTACAACGAACCTGGCACTTTGGATGTAGCTTTTGATGTGATCTCAGATATTGTGTTGTCAGCAGCTTCACAGCAATATGGCGGATTCACAATTCCTCAGATAGATTTCTTACTTGAACCATACGCAAAGAAAACGTATGAGAAAACTTATAAGAAACGGATGAAGGAATATAAAGAACTTGGCGTTGATATCGAGAAAGCGAAACAAAAAGCAGAAGAAGCAGCAATGGAGCAGGTTGAATACGAATTCAGACAGGGATTCCAGGGCTGGGAAATGAAATTTAATACTGTTGGATCCAGCAGGGGCGACTACCCATTTGTAACAGTTACATCTGGATTAAATACCAGTAGATTTGGTGTTCTGTGTAATGTAACAATGTTCAAAGTACATATGGAAGGTCAGGGAGCTCCTGGTAAAAAGAGACCTGTATTATTCCCGAAATATGTATATCTGTATGACAAGGAAACAAATGGATCAGGTCCAGTGTATGAAGCTGCATTCGAGTGTTCCTCAAAAACAATGTATCCGGATTGGTTATCACTTTCTGGAGAAGGATACGTTCCGAGTATGTACAAAAAATACAAAAAAGTCGTATCACCCATGGGCTGTAGAGCGTTTTTAAGTCCGTATTACGAAAGAGGTGGATTTGAACCAGCAGATGAAAACGATGTACCTGTATTCGAAGGACGTTTTAATGCTGGAGCAATTTCATTGAACCTTCCATTGATTTACTTAGACGCAAAGGCTCGTGGCGTTGATTTCATGAAAGAACTTGATTACTATCTTGAGATGATTAGACAGTTACATATCAAAACAAAAGCATTCCTTGGTGAAAAGAGAGCGAGCATTAATCCTCTTGGGTTCACACAGGGTGGTTTCTATGGTGGTAACTTACGACCAGATCAGAAGTTAAAAGAGTCAAAAAAACTGATGGAAGCAACAACCTACAGTTTCGGAATCACGGCTTTGAATGAATTGCAGCAGGCTTATAATGGGAAATCCATTGCTGAAGACGGAGAGTTTGCACTTGAAGTATTACAACACATCAATCGCAAAGTTAACGAATACAAGCAGGCAGATCACATTTTATATGCAATTTATGGTACACCGGCAGAAAGTCTCTGTGGAAAGCAGATCAAGCAGATGCGCGAGTATGTTCGTGAAAATATGGAGCAGCTTGAAGCAGCTGGATACACAGTCAGACACACAGGAGACGGAGATTATGTTATCGATGGTGTTTGTGATAAGGAGTATGTATCCAACAGTTTCCATTGTCATGTAACTGAAGATATTACACCAATTCAAAAACAAGACTCAGAAAACAGATTTTGGAATCTTTGTAATGGTGGTAAGATTCAGTACATCAGATATCCTCTTGGATACAACAAAAAAGCAATGAGAACTTTGATTGACAGAGCTATGGATCTTGGCTTTTATGAAGGAGAAAACCTCGCTTTGAACTATTGTGATGATTGCGGATATGAACAGATTGATATGGCAGATGTATGTCCAAAATGTGGTAGCCGAAATATCACAAAAATCGATCGTATGAATGGATATCTTGCATTCTCGAGAGTTCATGGGGCGACTAGATTAAATGATGCTAAGATGGCAGAGATTAAAGACCGTAAATCAATGTAATACAAACATAAAGAGTCAGCCGATTGGTTGGCTCTTTTTGTATACGATATATTCGTTATTTCCATGTTTAGAACTTACTCATATTTATTAAGAAACATACAAAAATAGCTTATAAAGTAGGAGTATTGAAAATGTGGAAAGATATTATTGGTTGGGAAAAATATTATGAGATTAATGAACATGGAGACGTTCGAAATAAATTAACAAAACATTTGGTTATAGGTGATAAAAATAGTATTGGGTATATGCGTGTTTGTTTATACAATAAAAATCACAATCCGAAGAAACAACGATTTTTTAGGCATCGATTAGTTGCAACACATTTTATACAAAATCCATATAACCTTCCAGAAGTAAATCATTTGGATACTGATATCACAAATAATGATGTAAGTAATCTCGAATGGGTAACAAGAAATGAAAATGAGCAACATTCGAGATTGTTAGGTCATAAACCATACAAACCATTTGTTGTTACAAAAGAAGATGGAAACAAAATAAAATATGATAATAGAATATCATTGGCAAAAGAATTAAATACCTCAAGACAAACGATCAAAAACTGGCTAAAAGGTAGATCAAAAGGCTATAAAAACTACGGCATCACGAGTATTCAATACGTTGATTCATCCCATATTTATACTAACAATAATCAGAAAGGAATGTAAAAACTTATGGCATCAAAAACAACTCAAAACCAAAACCAAATCACACGCTGGTCTGTAATGCTCGGTGTGAATCCCGGATATGATAATACGGTCTATTTTACGCCAGATTTGGCCATCCAAAAAGCTATTCCCTTCATCAGACAGCGTTTTTCCGGTTACTCGGAAGTTGGTGTAGCACCTGCTGCCGCTGTCTACAATCGGGCATGGGGATGTCCTGATGGCGGAGAAGTCGGTGTCGTTCTAAAAGGAAACATAAAAGGAAACATGAGCGAGGATCAGAAAGAACAGATTGAAGAATCACTCGCTGCTTTGATGGCTGATCTTGGTCAGTCAACAGGTACAGTCGAATACGAATCATTAAGTATCAATGGATGTGATCATCGCAATAGCACCTATATTCAGAACGAATACGAAGAAAACGTAGAAAGATCTGAAGACACACTGATCAAATCAAGCTTTACGGATAACGAAAGCGGTATCCATTTTCACATCCGATTGCGCGGAGATATGGAAGAGATCGGAAATCTGTTGCAGAATCAAATGGAAACCGTAGAAGATGGAGAGTATACGGTGACTGGTGTGCTGACAAGAGAGAACGTTGCAGTATGTTATAAGGGCACACAAAATCTGGTATTTGCACCAGACTGTAATGCATATTTGGACGCCTTAAATAAGGTCGTTGAAACAGTGCAGGATTATTTGTGTGGAGATCCAGTAATCGACGTCTCATCAGTGGGCGACGAAATCAATGATGTTCCAAACAAACCGTTATTATCAGACGGAACTGAAGATTTTGATCCAGGAGATGATCTCTAATTGATCGAAATCAAGGACTCCCTCATCTTTAGATGAAGAGTTAGAACCCAGAGTTACGATATCTAAAGCGCACATTACGAAGGCAGAATATTTAATCGTAACCGGAAGAATCGAGCCCCTAATATCTGACACATTCAGGTATTTCGGGCTCTTTCTTTTTGGTTACGAATATATTAATATGCTGCCTTTTGATCCATATTTAGGATAACGAATCAGTACACAAAAAGGAGAGACGATTATGAGTAACAACTTGAAAGTTATCTTATGTGCATCCTATGAAGATGCAGTAAACTACGCAAAAGAACACAACGTAAAGGCAACAGTCGAAGCAGAGTACGGAGCAGAGTGTATGACCGGTAGTGTGATTACCATGGCACATCACGGAACAAGAAGTTCGAATCCAGCACCTTGTAACTGGTCAGACGTTCCCGTTTTAACCGATGGCGAAATTTTAGTATCCCATCTTGATCTCGATTCAATGGGCGGCATCATGGCATTAATGGGAACGAAACCGGATAATCCAGAATTTTGGAAAGCAGCAGAATTTATCGATTTAAACGGACCGAAACCAAAAAATATGAACCAGTTGTCACAGGATATTCAGGATAAATTAAATGCGTTTTACAATTACACGGACAAGGCAGTACCAGATTTAAGAAGAAGCAGCGGTGCTGTAGATATTACAAATCTGGTTCTCGATACGGCTGATGCGATTTCTGATATCGTAAACGAAGACAGACCACGTCATAACGAAATGATTGAAGCCGGTATCAAATGGAAGCAGGATATATACGATAAAGTAGAAAAATGCATATATCTGGACAGCCCAAACGTAAGAGTATTTTCAACAAAAAATCTGTTCTGCAACGTGAATTATGAATCATCGGTATTTAACAGAGTAAGTCCTGCAATCGTTTCTTATAACAGTACAAGAAAAGATATTACACTCTCATTTTACGATGAAAACGCAATCGGATTAAATGCATGCGAAATCGTTCAGGCAGCATGGGGACCGTTAGCAGGAGGACATGCCGGAATTGCTGGTTCTCCACGTGGACAGGAAATGGGTTTAGGTGATGCTATCGAACTTGCTAACTATGTAGATGAATTGATTCAGGAACGTATTCTTAACGATGCTGGCAGCGGAATCGAAACACCCGAAACAGATGGAATCGAAATAGAAGAATACGATGAAGATTTTGATGATTTCGAAGACAGATAACTAGAAATGGAAAGCTTGTGTTCAAATTATGGATACAGGCTTTCTTTGTTCAATAGAACCTAAAATAGCGTTAGTGATTAACACCAACAGGAAACGAAACAGGAAGGAAATTATCAGTTATTAATACTATACACAGAATAACAAATATCACATAGGAAATAAGGAGTGGCAACTGCCACCTTATGGTATGCAGAGGAAACTCCGTTCGTATACAAAATAATTAGAAATATTTTGTAATTTCCTGACGAGTTTTCCAGATTGTGAGCCTGATTAATATCAGACATGAAGCTTAATACTATTGAACGTTAGTAGTTCAATAGTCGTTTATTATTGAACATTAGTAGTTCAATAGTCCTGGATTGTCAATTACTTTGGGCTTAAAACAATGGAAAACGAAACACCAGGAAAGGAAAGTATGCGTATTATGCAGGAAACAAAAATATTCATAATCTCGAATGAATATCGTAACGCAATTACAAAGATAGCAGCAGAGAATCACCATTTTCTGATTCATGACCCAAAAGCAAACGCGGACCAAGTAAAAGAACTGCTTCCGGATTATGAAGTAATCGAATTAAACCCGATGAAACATGCTATTGATTATTTCTCATTGATTACAAACAAACAGGAAGCGAAATGGTTTGTGGATCTTTTGATTCAAAACGACAGAGTTGTATCCGACTCATACAAAGAAACTATTTATGACGAAATGGAGAAACAGCTTTTAGTTAACGCAATAGAAGAAACATTAGCAAGAAAGAATTGTTCATTTAAAAATGTCTTTGAATTATTAAATTCTGAACTTAAAAAGAGTTATGAACGATCTGAAAACAACGAATCAATACCGTCGTCGATGCTTCGATCGTATAATGATATAATATCGAAACCAGAAATGAATGAAATTCGATTTCGAACATTACTAACGACATGTTTGTTGCTGATAGCTCAGGTGTACAATCCGTTGGTATTAGAACATAACATTCATTCAGAATGTAATAATATTCTTACTGACTGCATAACAAAACTAAAAACCGAAACAAAAGTTGCTATTGTTATGCCGAATTCACCTGTTCATTTTGTTTACGAAGACATTATGTTGGATATATTTATTTGGTTGTGTAGAAAATACGAATACTTTGACATTACTCACGAATCGAAATAATAATGAGCCTTATTGTTGTTACAAAGTCATGATATAACTCATGAATAGGTGTGATACAAGTACCAGAAACAACCGGGATCTTTCTCTTTGATTCATTACGATATCTAAACATGTGCGACTCATTTACAAAGGAATACATTTTGATAGTCACACGTTCCGATTTCTTTGTTTCATTCTTATCCATATTTAAGAGGTAACAAACAAATGAAACATTCAAGAAGGAGCGAATTGTATGGTATTATTTACAAAACGAAACAAAAAGACAGATAATATAATCAAAAAGAGTAAAATAAATAAGGAACACAATATGCAGCATAAGTTACCAAAAGGCTACGACGGTGCGTTTAAGATTCTTGGAAAAGATGTCGAAGTAGTTACAAACTTAAATCATAACAGTAATACATTAGTAATCGGAGCACCGGGTTCTGGAAAAAATTACTGCTATATTGATCCGAACCTGAAATATGCAAACAAAGACAGTAATTTCCTGATTCATGGTATCAAGATCGATGTTGATCATGTAAAAGAATTGCTTCCGGGATATGATGTAATCGAATTAAATTTAGACAAACATCCGATAGACTACTTTAAATTGATTACAAATGAAGAGGAAGCAGCAGAATTTGTTGAGGCATTATGCAAAGTAAACCAGGTTCGAAACAGAAGAGAAGGACAAAGAGACGAATTTTTCGAACAGCTTGAAATGAAAGTCATGACAAATGAGGTTACGAGAGCAGTTAAAAAAGGGTCGTGTTCTTATGATGAAGTAACGGATAATCTTCGTGAATTACAGGAAATCTGTGACGCACATCTTGAGCTCAAAAACAGAGACGAAGCACTTGCACTGGAATTCTTTTATCAAAACAAAGAGCGTTTATATATAAATGCACCAAAAATGTTAATGAATACGTTGATTACCTGTAAGATGTTATTGGAAGATTTGATGTCAGATAACGAAACAAATATTACAGAAATCATCGATAAACTTAGAACTCAGGATAACATTGCAGTGGTTGTGACACGATCATTAGAATGTGACTTGTATTCAATCTTGTTTATGAATTTCTTTATCAAACAGTACCGCAAACAGTATTTCGCAAATGAGAGTGACACACGTATAGTAAAGGTTATACTTGACGAAGCGAGTATGTGTTATATAGATACAGGCTTGTGTGTCCTTGCAAGAACATGTGGAATGAGTATCGATTACTTGATTCAATGTATTTCGCAATTAAAAGAAATGTATCCACAATCTTGGTATGAGCTAATTGAAACGCTAATTAAAACGGTACAGACGGTTATCTGTTTAGGTACAAGAAATTTTGAAACGATACGTTTTATTAACGAAATTGCGGAACTTCCAAAAGGATTCAATATTCAAACGATGTCATTAGAACAAGAACTAATATACGATCCAACAATCAGTAACAAATGGATCGTTGCAAAGAAAGCGACAACAAAATAAGGTGAAACAGAGGCAGAAACGAAACATAAGAATCAAGTTGGCTGCCTCTTTGTTTTTGTTTCCGACTGATACGTGTGCAAACAAATAGTTACGAATGATGCACACAAAGGAAATGAAAACAAAATTAACCCTAGAAGCTAAAGTTTCTGGGTTTGAGTACTTGATTTATGATTATTGAACTACTAACGTTCAATAATAGACGTCGAATGGTTCGAAACTAAAGGTTCGGGGTTTGTATCCGTAGACACGATATCAAACGTTTTACAAGGACAAAGGTATACTTTCATTGTTATGGATTATAATTGGATCAGTTAGAATAATTTGTATGATGATTAGTTTCTTTGTTTTAGTTTCCTCATTTTTGACACATATTTAGTACGAAGCAAATAAAACTATACAATTCAAGGAGGAAACAAAAATGACAGCAGCAGAGTATTACTTAAACAAAGTAAAAAACGTATTAGACGGAAGGGAAGATTGTAGAGAATTGGTCGACTTACAGAAGCGAGCTTTTACGCAGGCTTGTAATAGTATCAAAATTAACGATTCTACATTCCAGTTCGTTCCAAACAACAAGTCAATAAAAGCAGACAAAATCGCTACCGACCAGTTGTATTATGGTATGGTTGCAAAACGACTGTTTTGTGGCACTATTGACGCAACATTGTTTTTTGACCAGTACGGAAAAGCAACATGTGCGTATGCAGGCATCTTAAACGGTTCAGACAGTATGGCTAAGGTATCTAATCTTCTTGAGACAGCAGAACGATTACGTGCGGCCATGAACGAAGCTATGGAACAGTTAGTAAAAGATGAAACATAACAGTTTCTGCTGTTAAACCGTTGTAAACAGTAAACAACAAAAGAACACCCATCGGAATCTCATATGAGATTCTAACAGGTGTTCTTTCCTTTTGTTACGATTCAAACTGATCCGAGGTCTGTTCCGGGAACCAGTGATCGTCACGCAAGTTTTTCTCCTCTATCTCGTTTTTGACATTTACGATATCGATATATTCCTGTTCGTAGATACCTGTAACAAGACCAAGCTTTATCAGCATACGAACGAAATGCTCTTTATTGTCTGTACCGCTAATTAAATGCGGTACTTCCAGAGATGAAGTTTTTAGAGAACTTGAACTAAAACGAAATTAAGTCAGCAAACGAGCACTCAACCCATATTTAGGTCATCAAATTAGAAAGTGAGACCTAAATATGAGTTATAAAATAATCAGCCTGTTTTCTGGATGTGGCGGAATGGATCTCGGGTTCGAACGAGCCGGTTTCGAAATTCCGGTCGCCAATGAATTCGATGCCACAATCTGGGAAACGTACAAACGAAATCATAAAAATACGCATCTAATTGAAGGCGACATCAGAAATGTAACTAAATCAGATCTTGAACCCTATCTTAGGTTACAACCAGGAGAACAATTGGCAGGAATTATAGGCGGACCGCCATGTCAGTCGTGGTCGGTAGCCGGAGCCGGAAAAGGAATTGAAGATAAGCGAGGACAGCTTTTCTTTGAATACATTCGTGTGCTCCGGGAATTTCGACCACAATTCTTTGTAGCTGAGAATGTTCCCGGGATGATATCAAAGAAACATGCGGATGCGGTTGATCGGATCCTTTCTTTGTTTGCCGAGTCTGGTTACAACGTTTCCGTATATAAAACAAATGCTTGTAACTATGGATTAGCGCAAACGAGAGAACGGATCTTCTATATTGGCATCCGAACTGATCTTGATATTTCATTTGTATTTCCAGACGGAGATCCAGAACATATTGTAACACTGAAGGATGCTATTTGGGATTTACGAGACAATGCTGTTCCAACACTTGCAAGAAACAAACGTAATCCTGCAGCGGTTAATAACCATGAATATTATGTTGATAGTTATTCTCCGGTATTTATGTCCAGAAACCGTGTCCGCAGCTGGGATGAGCCTGGTTTTACAGTGCAGGCATCCGGACGCCAATGTCAGATACATCCAAACGCACCAAAAATGCAGCAGATATCAAAAGATTCGTACTGTTTTGTCCCGGGTGCTAAAGATCGGTATCGAAGAATGAGCGTCCGAGAAGTAGCAAGACTACAAGGGTTTCCGGATGATTTTGAATTCATGTATGAAAATGCGAATAATGGATACAAAATGATCGGAAACGCAGTACCAGTTAATATGGCAGAAGCGATTGCTAGAAATCTGATGAATGCATTGAAAGCCAGCCTCGATATTTCAAATAGTACTATGGAAGGCTAAGCAAATTAGAGATCGACTTTATATTGGGGTTGGTCTCTTTTTGTTTCCAAAGTATTTGTGTGCGATGGTTTTAACCCATATTTAGGATAACAAACACACACAATAAAGGAGGAAACAAAATGAGTGAAGCAACAAAAATGAGTGAACCTGTACATGGATACAAAGTGTTTAATCCAGATTGGACATGTAAACCAATCGGGGGTTCAAGCAAACAGTATACCTGTCCAGGTAAATTCGAAGAAGAAGGAGAACTTGAAATTTGCGAACATGGAATGCATTTCTGTCAAACAGCTGCCAAATGTTTTAATTATTATGAATTTAACAGCAAAAACAAGGTTGCAGAAGTTATTGCCTATGGTGAGGTAAGAACAGATGGTGATAAGTCATGCACGAACAAGCTTGAAATCGTGCGTGAAGTCCCGTGGGATGAAGTGTTACGAATCGTCAATATTGGAAAGAATTGCACTGGTTTACGTAATACGGGAAACGAAAATGCTGGTCACCGGAATGCTGGATCTTGTAACGAAGGAGACTGGAACACCGGTGACCACAACATTGGTGATAGTAATACTGGAAACTGGAACACAGGTGATTATAATACTGGACGCTGTAATTCCGGAAACAAAAATACAGGACCAGGCAATGCTGGAAACGATAATGCTGGAGGCAGAAACGATGGGGATGGCAATACTGGAAATTATAATGAAGGAAATTTCAATACAGGCGACTACAACAGTGGAGACAGCAACACCGGAACCTGGAATATTGGAAAACATAATTCTGGTAACTGTAACATTGGCAACTGGAATACCGGGGACTGGAACAAATCATTTTTTAATACCGGCTGTTTCAACACAGAAGAAACAACAATTATGCTGTTTAATAAACCATCGAATTGGACTTTTCGTCGTTGGTTAGAGTCCAATGCAAGGGTTTTGTTAACTCAGATGCCAAAAAGAACAGTCGAATGGGTAGATAAAGGGGATATGACTGACGAAGAAAAAGAGTTGCATCCGACTTATGAAATAGCAGGCGGTTACCTGAAAAGACTGAAAAACTTGGATCTTATTCAGTCTTGGTGGAATAATCTTTCTCTGATGGAGAAGGAGACCATCAAAGCGATTCCGAACTTTGATCCTGATATTTTCTACGAGTGCACAGGAATCAGAGCGGACTAAAAATGCAAAGAAGAGACTTCAATTGAGGTCTCTTTCTTTTTGTTTCCGTTTCTTTTGTGTGCAGTAGTTTAGTCCCATATTTAGGACAACAAATAAAAAGCACACAATACAAGGAGGAAACGAAAAATGATTAATGTTACAAGATTAAGTGACAGAGCGTATGGATACAAGGTATTTAATCCTGACTGGTCCTGTAATCCGCGAGAACATGATGCACAGGAACAATATACTTGTCCAGCTAGATTTGAAGACGATGAAATGGATGTTCAAAGACAAGGAATGACATTCCGTCCGACCCCAATTGGTTATTTCAAATCTGGACTTTACAAGTTTGATAGCAATACTCATGTAGTCGAAGTAATAGCTTACGGCGATATTGGAAAAAGTGAACATGGTACGCTATGTTGGACAAACAAACTTGAAATTGTTCGGGAACTTTCCTGGGAAGAAGTTTTAAGTCTTGTTAATATCGGCAAGGATTGTACTGGAATTGGTAACACAGGCGAATGTAATACTGGAAATTATAACTCTGGTTCTGACAACGAGGGTGACCGGAATGTAGGTTATTACAACTCAGGACGCGGAAATGTAGGAGATCATAACACTGGAGACCATAATACAGGAAACCATAACAGCAGCTATGATAATACTGGACATTACAATTCTGGGTACAGAAATTCAGGAGATTATAACGCAGGATGTTATAATACCGGGAAGTCAAATACAGGAGATTATAATATAGGTAATTACAATGACGGTGATTACAACACTGGCGATCAAAATACTGGACATCATAATACTGGACGCAAGAATGTAGGAGATAGCAATACAGGTTATGAAAATACAGGAAATAATAATACCGGAAACAATAACAGAGGAAAGAGTAATACTGGAAATTATAACTCTGGAAATTATAATACCGGAAATCGAAACATTGGAAACCGAAATACTGGCGACTGGAACCTGTCTTCCTATAATAATGGCTGCTTTAATACAAAAGAGCCAACAATTATGCTGTTCAACAAACCATCAAACTGGACTTATAGTCAGTGGTTAAAAAGTAGAGCGTGTCATCTGCTGAACGATATTCCAAATCGTACAGTTGAATGGATTTGGTCAGACAACATGACTGATGAAGAAAAAGAATTAAATCCAGGTTATGAAACAGTAGGCGGATACCTTAAAGTTTTCTCACAGGATGAAAACCGTAATATGGTTCAAGAGTGGTGGGATGAATTAGATGATTCTGAAAAGAAGACAATTCTTTCAATTCCGAATTTTGACGCAGACATTTTCTATAAATGTACTGGTGTAAATGTACAGCTTGAGTCCTAACAAAAATCAGAGACTGACCTTTTGGTTGGTCTCTCTTTTGTTTCAGGTGTTTTTGTGTGCAGTAGTTAGTACCATATTTAGGTTAACCAATAAAGCACACAATTCAAGGAGGAAACAAGTATGTCAGAGAAAAAAGATATGTCCAACAGTTGCGATTTCATGTATCAAGATTATTGGACAAAAGCGAACGTAACGCACGAACTCACACATGAAGACTGGATGCGATGGTACAACGAACATTGTGCTAATTGTAAGTACATGTGCGAGATCTGCATGTACGGAGAAGACTAATCAAAGAATAGAGTCTAAAATGTTTGAGAGATTCAGACATTTCGGGCTCTTTCTTTCGATTGCAAACATGTTTCGTTTCCGGTTACTTTGTGTGTAATAATCTTATCCCATATTTAAGATAACGATGGACACACAAACAAGGAGGAAACAAAAATGATAAGAATGAGCAAAGAAGAAATCAAGAAGAGATATGGTTTAAGAGCAAACAGTCAGGAAAAGATGTTAAAAATGCTTTGCATGATAAGTCTTTTCGATTGGGAATTCCCAATGTTTGACCAGATTGATGAATTTTTCAAGACACAGCCGAGAACAGCAATCGAATGCTTTGATGAAATCTGGAAAGCAGATGATGCTCTTATAGTTTTAGACTGTGCGAACGCAATCAAAGAAAACGAACATATCTTTTTGGAGACGAGAAGCGGTTATGACGAAGTGAAGCCTTATGTAAAGGAATCCTGGAGTGATATCTTCAAGATCGAATCACGACCATTTCCGAATTACGACGAATTATCAAACAAGTATTACAAGATGTCTGATAAGGTTGCAGGAACAGAGTTGGAACAGTACTTAGAAAAACCGACAATTCCGTATATGAACGTGCTTACAGTCACAGAAGAAGGACGTATTTTGTATAGCGCGTTAAGAGCAATCGAAAACCAGCTTTAAATAGAACAAGGGATCTCACATATGAGGTCTCTTTTCTTTTTGTTTCCGGATGTTTTGTGTGTAGCAGTCCAGTCCCATATTTAAAACAAATAATTAAGTACACATAAAGGAGGAAACAAAATGAGTGATGAGACCAAAAAGAATGAATCTGTACACGGATATAAGGTATTTAGACCGGACTGGACTTGCAGTCCATGCGGGAATACAAAACAGTATACATGTCCAGGCAAGTTCGAAGAAGAAGGAGAAATCGAAGTTTGTGGCAACGGAATGCATTTCTGTCAAAAAGCAGCAAACTGTTTCAATTATTATGGCTTTGACAGTAAAAACAAAGTTGCCGAAGTAATCGCTTACGGTGATGTCGTAACAGAGGGTGATAAGTCATGTACAAATAAGCTCGAAATCGTGCGGGAACTCTCCTGGAAAGAAGTATTAGATCTTGTTAATACTGGCAATGACTGTACTGGGTTAAAAAACACTGGAAATGAAAATGCTGGGAATTTGAATTCTGGAGATTATAATACTGGAGATTTCAACACTGGCGATGATAACAGAGGATATTGGAATTCTGGAAACCAAAATTCTGGACATTATAATACAGGATCTCAAAATTCAGGGAACAAAAACACTGGCTCTTATAATAGCGGTGGTTGGAATTCTGGGGATTGTAATTCAGGAGATTTTAACATAGGTTATGAAAATTCAGGCAGTAATAACACTGGATGTAAGAATGCTGGGTATTATAATACCGGTGACGAAAATATTGGTAACTGTAATACGGGGGATAATAACACAGGTGATCTTAATAGTGGACATTTTAACCTGGGAGCTGAAAATACAGGCAATCGGAATCTTGGTGATTCTAATTCTGGAGACTGGAATAAATCATCTCACAATTCTGGTTGTTTCAACACCGAAGAACAAAAAATCATAATGTTCAATAAGCCCTCTAACATGACTTATACTGACTGGCAGGATAGCGATGCATGCGCTTTGTTAGACAGTATGCCAGACGTATCAACAAAATGGGAAAAAGAAGCTTGTATGACCGATGACGAGAAGACTTCTTACCCAACCTACAAAACAACAGGTGGATACCTGAAGGTTATTAACAACATAGAGGGTAGACAAAAATGGTGGAATGATCTTTCGGATTCCGACAAAGCTGTCATTAAAGCAATTCCAAACTTTGATCCTGATATCTTTTACGAGTGCACAGGAATTAAAGTAGACTAAAACATAGAACAAGGGATCTCATATGAGGTCTCTTTTCTTTGTTTGCGCGCCATGGGCGCGCTCTAACGGGTGTAAGTCCCGAACATGCCCAGGTAGTGGGAAATGTATAGCCGAACAGCAAGGGTGTCTACTGTGAGGTGGAATCTGAAGGAAGCTGTAAGCGAATCTCTGGTCCGACGGACAGAAATCGCATATAAGGCTAGGCTTCGAGTGATAAGCTGGCAAAGAACAGTGAAGTCTAATAACTACCACGTTTGTAGAAGCAGAGTAAATGCGGCGGATATATGGAGAGAAAGAGCGTGCACCTTAAGCGTGGAGGTCTCACAGAGGTTTCATTAGCCTAGTAACAACGAACTGTGAGAAGTCAGCCGAGCCCATAGTAGTGAAGAAGTTTCTGTAATGGAAATGGAGCGAAGGGGCGAACAATCAATAAGTTTGAGTATGTCTCGTATTGCAGAAATG